TCGCCCAGAGGCTCGCCGAAATGCGCTTCGTACAGGAACTCTGCGGCCTCGGCGACCAGCATCATCTCCGGTTGCATGATGGCGAGCACCTCGCCTCGGACCTCTGGGAACACAGCCTTGAAGGGAATGGTCGGGTCTGCCGTGAAGCCACTGCGCTCAACGCGAATGACCCGCAGGCCGGGAATGTACGGCTCGAATTGCTCGATGCCTTTCACCGTTCCATCGGTCGATCCGTTGTCAACGATGATGACCTCGAAGTTGCGCCACGTCTGCCGGGCGATGCACTCCAATGCCCGTTGAATCTGGGAGACCCGGTAGTTGGAAAACGCCATGAGGAACGTGAGCTTCGGAGTCTGGTTCGCCTCTCGTTTCGTGACCGGCTTCAGGTCGTCGAGTACCAACGTGGGCTGGGTGCGCCACATATCCGGGGAGTCTGGCTTGAAGGCTAGGAACTTGTCGGGCGGAAGCATCAGGTTCTCGCCTTCATGGCTTGGTAAACCTCGGCCGGGGAGCGAAGCTCCTTGCGCGGGAAGTCGTCGGGCCAGCGCCCCTGAGCATCCAGCGCCGCCAGAATGCCGTCCTGCGAATCAAGGTACTGCTCGCAGTTCTCCGAGTTCTCAAGCGGGGCAATCGCCGTCATCAGGTGGCTCTGGTGATAGCCGTAGAAGCCGGGGTTGTTGATGTCCCGATAGCCGAAGACGTGCCTGTAGTTCAGGAGCCAGAAGTCAATGCTGGCGTGACCTCGAAACACCGGCATGTCGGACCACAGCGGGTCGTCGGCCAGAGCCGATCCACAGAACCAGAAGGGCATCTGCTCGGTCTTCCACTTCTCGTTGCCCCAGTGCGCCATTCCCCGCTGATGGAGGTAGAAGTCGCGCAGGCCCTCGATGTTCCGCGTGCTCCTTTGCCAATCCACGCCGTCTATCGTGTTCTGGCATGAAGGGTCGAGAAACCCGATGCGCAGAGAAACGTAGCGCCGAAGCCGCGTCATCGCGTCGAGTTCCGGCCTGTAGAAGACGTAGGAGTTGGTTCCCGGCTGTTCGGCGAAGTGCGCATCGTACAGGAAGCGGGCGGCATCCTCCACGAGCATGATTTCGGGTTGCATAATGGCAATCACGCGTCCTCGGGCCAGCGGGAGCGCCGCTTTGATCCCGGCAGTCGGACAGGCCGTGAAACCTTGGCGCTCTAGCCGGAGCGACCGCAGGCCCGGAACGTAGGGGATGAACGGGGCGATGGCGTTGGCCGTGCCGTCCGTCGAGCCGTTGTCCACAACGATCACCTCGAAGCTCCGCCATGTCTGGCGGGCGAGGCAGTAGAGCGACCGCATGAGTTGGGAGTAGCGGTAGTTGGAAAACGCGGTGATGATGGTCAAGAGCGGCGGTTCACTCGCTCCCGGCTCGCCGAACGTGGGCATCAGATCGCCCATGCGAAGCTCGGGGGCGAAGGGCCACGGGTTCTTCTCGGCTGGCTCGAAGCTCGCAAACTTCTCCGGTGGGAACACCCTACCTCCCCAGACCTAGCCAATACCGAGCGTCGAGTTCGCTCGCTTGCTTGATAACGCCCGGCCGCTTGTTCCCACAACACCCGCCTCTGACAGCGAGCAGGCAGGGAACATCTGCGGGCGTCGCCCATGCCATGCTCACGTTATTCCGATAGATGAAGTCGTATTGAACCTGCTTCTTGTCGTCCCGGTTGCAGATAACCCGGATGTGCCCAGCGTTCAGGTAGCGCATGGCGACCTGTCCTTCTGGGTTGGAAATCGTGCCGTCGGGGAGAACCGTGTAGGGATCAGGCATGGCGACTGCGGCTTCCTCGGATGATAGCCCATTTGTGCTGGTGGCGCAAGCATAGTACCGAAGTACCATTGTGGCCGGGTATTTGCTACCTAGCAGGACCAAAGTACCATTGTGCTAGGCCGAGAGTTTGCTACAATGAAGGAAGGCCGGGGATGCGCACCCCGGCCTTCGCTTTGTCTAGCGTCGCCCGTCGCAGGCACGAGGCCCGTGGCCCATCGCTAGCCGATGACCGGGCAGGTTGTCACAATGCGGCCGGTGAAAAAGCCGCGATAGCGACCGTGAGCGCAACAGTGCTTCACGATAAGCGCCGTCTTGGCCCAGACCTCGAAGGCGATGGCCGTACAGCCGGGAGCCAAGTCCTTCAAGGCGAGGGGGATTTGGGTCAGCTTGTAAACCAGCTTCACGCCGTTGTGCGTCATCCGCATCGCAAACAGGTCCGACATGAACAGGTTTGCGCCTGCCGCCGTCCGAGTGAAGTTGTTGTCGGCGACCACGCCCAAGCGGCCAACCCCAGTGTTGACGAACCCACCGAAGTTGAAGCCCGGAACAATCCGGTCCCCGGTGTTGAAGTTGACGACTTGCGAACCAGCAAAACCAAGCTGGAAGTAGGCGCTCATCATCTCCTGAACGGCCTGCGGATGACCAAAGATGGTCGTAGGCTTGGCGCAGGACTCGCTTAGGAAGCGGTCGAACGTCGCGGCGCTGAACGTACCGGAACTTGTTTCCGCCTTGTAGTGAGCGCAGGTCGTTGCCACTAGCGTCTCGAAGCCCGAGAAGGCCAGAGCGTCGGCCCCAGCGTTGCCAAGGACAAGGAGACGGTCCCACCCATTCAGAACGAGGGTCATCGCCAGCCGGACTTCTTTCTCCTTCAGGTCGGCGATGTATTCGTTCTGGAACGTGCCAACGTTCGACCCGCCCGGCATTCCCTCGCTCGCAGGAGCGGGGCCGATGAGGCGGTTGATCCCGTGCCAGTTCGCGGCGGCGACAGCGGCGGAGTGCATGATGTCGCTGATTCCCAAAGTCTTCTTCGCCCCGATGTTCTTCAGAGTGATGGTCGTATTGTCTCCGTCATGCTTGTATTCCTCGGGACACGCGCCATCGGCGAAGGAGATGTACGCCGACCCCGACGTGAACGCGAGTTCGTTCAACTCGCGCCAAGTGTGAGCCAGCAAGGAGGTGTTCTCCTCTGGGAGCGCACGCCAAACCGAAATCTCCTCGCACATGGCAACGATTTCGGTCGGATCGAGCGGCTGGGGGTACTGCGCGGCGAAATCTCCCGGAGTTTCGTATGGCGGATAGAGCACCGGCTCGTTCCGCGCTTGTTCTTCCGGGAAGTAGCGGGCGCGACTCACAAAGGGCTGTCCGCCAGCCATGTCTTTGACGACCTCGCCCGCCAAGTCGTGAAGGATTGGGGCCATTGTCGTTTCTCCTCTCTCCTAGCGCAGTTCGCGCCAGCGGATGCTCGCCGCGGAGTCCGTGGCGGCTTGCTGGGAGTCCATGCTCGTAGCGACCACGGTCAGGATGTCGGATGGAGTCCCGGTCGGATGCCCACCGCCAATGGTCAGGGCCAATGGGAGCCGGGTCATTGCATCCCGGACCATCGAGCCAATCAGCTTGCTCTGGTTCGATGTGGCCGCTGGAACGTAGGCGTCGGCAAGCACGAGTCCGCCAACGATGGCCGTGGCCTCCTTGTCTACCTCAACCGCCGAGTGAGTGGTGTCAAAGTTGGCGAAGGAACCTGAAGTGAGGACCCCGCCATAGACAACCTCGAAATAGGTCGGCTTGTCCTCGGCGTAGAATTGGTAGTCCAGCGGCACGATGACCGCGTGGTTGACTTTCGCCCCGTAGGTCAGGCGAGGCCGAATGGAAATCAGCGGGCGGCGAGTTGTGATGCTCTTTATGGTCGCCCCGTTCCCGGCAGTGAAGGACGGCCCAGCCTCTTCCTCTTGCCCGCCCTCGCTCATCACGGAACAGCAGATTTGCTTGAGGGTGAACGTGCCGGTCAGGGTTGGGCCGCTCTCGATTTCGTAGCGGATGGGCAGGTTGGCCGTCGCCATGTAGACGTACTCGGCCTCGTTCGATGCGTTGAAGGTATGAACGATGTAGGGCTTGCCGTCAATGACAAACCCGACGCGCACACGCCCGACCCCCAACCACTCAAGGTCAATCATCACAATCTGGACCTTGGTAACATCCAGCGTTACGAGGGTTGGCAGGTATCCCTTGAGTGGGTCCTGCCAGTCGTTCTGTACGACCCGCTCCTCCCGCACCAGTCCGTCCAGCGAGGTATAGCGCCGGACGAAGGCCGGAACCCCGCCATCGACCTCGAAGAAGATGCCGTTCTGGGGGTCGAAGTATCCGACCCGCTGGGCAACATCAACCGGCCAGTGAAGCAGGCCCGTGTCGTCCATCAGGAAGGTAGCAAGGATGAGTTGCGACTTCCCCGGCTGGTAGCGATGGTACTGCTTTGTCTGCCGGGCGTACATGGCGTTGCCTTGAGACACACTCAGGAGAACGGCAGGCTCGTTGGTCGAGTATGCGGCCTGAGCCGTTCCCGTGGAGTAGTCGTTCCACTGCAACACCTTCTCGGTGTATTCCAGCGTGCTGTCGAAAAGATTGACTGGTGACGAAACGCGCAGGCGACCAAACGCATCTGCCGAAGCCGAGTCCACATCAAACGCCATCGAAACCGAGCCGGTGACGCCGATGTAGTTTCCGGCCCCAAGTCTCACGGTCGGGACAACGATGCCATCAAACCAATCATCAAGTCCTTCTAGGGGGTTCATTGAAAATCCCTCCGCAGTTAGAAGGGGCCGGTCGGTACGCTACCCGACCGGCCCCGGCCTATCGCTTCTCGTGTCCGGTTCGGTTTACCCGATGACCGGGCAGGTGGTCACGATGCGTCCCGTGAAGAAGCCGCGGTAGCGGCCGTGGGCGCAACAGTGCTTGACGATGAGCGCCGTCTTGGCCCACACCTCGAATGCGATGGCCGTACAGCCGGGCACCAAGTCCTTCAGAGCGAGCGGGATTTGGGTCAGCTTGTAGACCAGCGGCACCCCATTGTGGGTCATGCGGAGCGCGAACAGGTCGGACATGAACAGGTTTGCACCTGCCGCCGTCCGGGTGAAGTTGTTGTCAGCAACCACGCCCAAGCGGCCAACGCCGGTGTTGACGAACCCACCGAAGTTGAAGCCCGGCACAATCCGGTCTCCCGTGTTGAAGTTCACAACCTGCGAGCCTGCGAACCCCAACTGGAAGTACGCGCTCATCATTTCCTGAATGGCCTGCGGGTGGCCGAAGATGGTCGTCGGCTTGGCGCAGGATTCGCTCAGGAAACGGTCGAACGTCGCGGCGCTGAACGTGCCGGACGCGGTTTCGGCCTTGTAGTGGGCGCAGGTCGTCGCCACCAAGGTCTCGATGCCGGAGAAAGCCAGCGCGTCGGTCCCGGCATTGCCGAGGACGAGCAAGCGATCCCACCCGTTCATCACGAGCGTCATCGCCAGCCGGATTTCCTTCTCCTTCAGGTCGGCAACGTACTCTTGCTGGAACGTGCCTTCGTTCGCCCCACCGGGAAGACCCTCGCTTGCAGGGGCAGGACCGATGAGCCGATTGATGCCGTGCCAGTTCGCGGCGGCAACCGCGGCCGAGTGCATGATGTCCGAGATACCAAGCGTCTTCTTCGCTCCGATGTTCTTGAGCGTGATGGTCGTGTTATCGCCATCGTGCTTGTATTCCTCGGGGCACGCACCATCGGCGAACGAGATGTACGCCGAGCCTGAGGTGAACGCGAGTTCATTCAACTCGCGCCATGTGTGCGCCTGCAAGGAGGTCGTCTCCTCGGGAAGCGCCTGCCAAACCGAAATCTCCTCGCACATGGCGATGATTTCGGTCGGGTCGAGCGGGGTCGGATACTGCGCGGCGAAGTCGCCCGGCGTCGAGTACGTCGGCGAAATCACCGGGTCGGAAGCACGGCTTACGAAGGGCGCTCCGCCCGCCATATCCTTGACGACCTCGCCCGCCAAGTCGGGAACGATGCGGTCCATTGTCGTCTCTCCTAGATCAAGTATGTTGAGTGTTGGCCGGATACGTCGGTCGCTTCACGCGGCAGAGCCGCACGCAACCTTACTCGTCCGACAGGCCAACCGACCGTCGGGCGATACTGCGAAGCCGACTTCCGCCCTTCTCGGGCTGACTTCGGACGACCACACCGGGCGTTGGAGCACCCACCGAACTCCGCACGATGGCCCGGAGAGCACGCCGCTCTGGGATCAGAGAGGCTTGACGCTTCATCGGGGTCACGGGCGGAGCGGCGCGTGACGCCAACTCCGTGCGGAACGAGGCCATTTCCTGCACGAGCGGTGCGACTGCCGCACGCACAATCTCGGCCAACGCGTCTTCGTCCGACGTTTCTTCATCCGCCGGGGCCTTGCCCTTCATCGGGGGCTTGGCTCCCTTGGCGGGGGCTTCCTTGGGTGGTACCTGCTCCTCGGCCGGAGGAACCTGCTCTGCCTGCACTTCCTCGCCTCCGCCCTCGACGTTCTCCATGATGGCGTCCGCCAGAGCGTTGAGCGCAGGCTGGATCATCTGAAGGCGGGTGGTCCGGTCTCCGCCGGAGGCCACTGCCTCATCGAAAGCGGCCTTGAGGGAAGCGTAGGCTTCGTCCAAGATGTGCGACTCGCCTTCCGGCGCTTCCTCTGGCACAACTTCCTCTTCGACTTCCTCTTCCATCTGGTCTTCGGTTTCCTCGGCCGGTGTTTCTTCTCCGGCGGCAGGCTTCTGCTTGGCGAACGGGTTGGGCTTCTTGGCCTTGGCCGGAGCCTCTTCCTCATCGCCGAAGGCTCGCCCACGCAGGGCTTCCTTCACGGCGACCAGAGCATCCACGGCCAACGAATCAAGCCGGGATTGGTAATCCGCCACGGCCTTCTCGACCATCCCTGCCTTGCCCGGATCGCCGACAAGGTTCTTCAGGATGCCAACCAGCACTCCCTGAGCGTCCACGAAGGACTCGCTCACGGAACGAGTCAGGAAGGCTTCTGCCTCATCCATGTTCTCTGCTCCGCCAAACGAAGGTTCTCCGCCATCAGCCTCGGCCTTGTCGTCGGCATCTTCCTCGGTGGTGATCGGAGGGGCGACCTCGCGAATGACAATCGCCGAGGCGTCCATCGCGGGGGCCGATTTCTGGGTCAGGGTCTTGCTTCGGCGTTCCAGTTCGTCGGCCAGTTCATCGCCGACGACAGAAGCCGCGTCATCGCGTCGTGCGCTCATGGACCTTTCCTCCAAGGCAATAGTAGTTTCGACGTAAGCGGGCCTCCGTGTCAAGGCCAAATGCACCAATTGACCAGACCTGTAGACCTTCTCGCCTGCGCCGGAATCGCAGTGCGGACACCTGTCCAGCAGACTCTTTCGGGTGAAAGTGCCCGCTCCTTCGTGGTCGTGTCCCCAGTCCACGAAGGCGATTGAAACTCGAACTCGCTGATCGGTCGGCCGATTCAGCCGGATGTCTTCCTGAACAGCCTTGAATGCGGCATCGGCCAACGGGCCGTCCGTGAACGTCCCGCGGGCCTTGAAAATGTCGGCGTCAACCCACACGCGGTCGGTTTGGCCCACGATGGCCTCGCCTTCCATGTCGAGGTAGTGCGCCACGCCCAAGTAGGGAAGCCCGCCCTTCCACGCCCGGCTCGCGAACGGCTCCGGGGCCTTCTCCTTGGCCTCGATACGCTTGATGAAGTCCTTGAACAGCGGAACGCTCATCTTCTCGTTGTAGAGGTCCCGCTTGGTCCCCGAGGCCGTCGAGTACCAGCGCCGGACGCCGGTCTGGGGATCACGGCTCACCCGATTGATAAACAGGGACAACTCGGCGGTGCTTCGTCCAATGCTCCCCATCGCTCCTGCTTGCATCGCTGACATGCTCCCGTTGGCTGGATGTGGCCGGTACAGGCGGCAGATGTCGTCTGCACTCGGCGAGACGGCTACGGTGACGCACGATCCGTTCTGGTAGGCGATGCAGTCCCCGCAACGATGCGAAGGCATCCCCATGCCGAGGCGGAAATAGGCTTCCTTGGGTTCGATGCGAACTTCGGTGTCAGCCATTAGGGTCACGCCTAGAATAGCGGAAGGTGAACAACAGGCTCTCCATCCTTTTCGGCGAGTTCAACGGTCACGTCGTAAGACTTCTTTGCCTTGAACAACTTAGCCGCTTCCAGTTGGGCGGCGTACTTCGTGTCGGCATAGACCTCAATCTGCTTGCCCTTGTAGAATGCGATGTATCCGTTCTTCTTTGGGGCTGGCGTATCCGCTGGTTCCGCAGAATGGAAGTCCTCGCGCGGGAGTTCCCCCGGCATGAAGTTCTTGGCGTAGTTCTGCCCGGCGATGCGGGCCAGAACGTCGGCGTCCCCTTCCGAGAAGCCGCCCTTCAAGGCCATGTCCCTCACCTTGCCTTCGACCTCCTCGAACGGAGGACGCCCTTCGGTCGGGTAGGTTGACCCGTATTCGGCGACCGTGGCGACAGTGTTGTTCCAATTGCGCAATCTATCGTTGTCGGTCTCGCCAGCAGGCAAAACGAGTTCGGATTCTGGCGCGGCGTCGAGGCTCTTCGAGTATTCAAGGTTCTCTTTCGATGCGTCTTCGGCCTCGGAGTGCGGTCGGAGGTCATAGGTGTCGGAGAGAATCTCGTTGAACGTCTTGGGTTCCCAGTAGAGGTCGCGCTCGACGGCTGGCATCCCCATCGGGCCTTCGACGCCTTCCATCTCGTCCAGCGAGAAGTAGCCAAACTCCTGCTCGGCCCCGTCCACTAGACCGAAGAACGTGCGGCTCTCGGGATCGTACTCCGAGGCGTACCACGTCCAGTTGCTCATCGGCGAGAAGAACTTGACGAGGGCCACGGCTTCCTTGCCCTTCGCCTCGTTGGCATACAGGGGTGGCAGTTGCTTCTCAAGCTCCTTCGTCAGAAGGAGATGGCCTCGCTTGCCGGTCTTCGCGCCTTCATGGAAATCGGCGGCTGGCTCGGCAGGCGACCAGTCATCAGGGCCTTCGACGGTCTCGCCCTCGGCGAGAGCTTCCGCCGGTTTCCGTCCCTTTTCCAAATTGGCGTAGTATTCCTCTTCGCCCATCACGTTGTCGCTCGGCGCGGTGCCCGGAGCGTAGGACGGCGTTGATCCCCCGATGACGCCCGGCCGCCCAGCGTGTCCGAAGTGGCCCGACCCCGGACCCCCACGCAGAATGGAAATGTCGTCAAGAGTCGAGCCGAACACAAAAGGGCGGTAGCGCACTTCACCCGGAGCCGACCGAGCCGCCAGCGATGCCGCCGCGCCTCTGGAAAGCTCCTTCATGTACCAGTCTCCGCCGCCCACCGGGCGCATCAGGGTCGAGCGAACGAGGATGGCACCATCCGGCGTGTCCACGAAGCGCCGGAACAGGTACTCCTCAGGGACACCCGGATTGGAAAAGCGTTCCCAGCCCTCTTCGAGGGCGAGGTCGGCGGCTTCCTGATACCCGCGCTCGTAGGCGCGCACGTTCAGCATGGCCTTGACGGTTCGCAGGGACGCGGGCAGAGAGCGCCAAACGCCGGACGATACCTGAGCCGGGCGCATGGCCGGGCTATCGCCCTTGCCAGCCGCCAGCATCTCGGCGTCATGCTTGGCTTCAATATCGCGCTCCAACCGACGGACCGCGATGATGTGCGGATCATAGTGTGTCATGGGCTTCTTCCCTCGCTCAATCCGAGAACCGCTCAACCCGATGTCGTCTGCTTCGATGGTCTGCTTCATCGGTTCTCCGAGCTTCATGGTCTGGGTGGCCTCTTCGACGGCCCACATTGCCTTCTCGCGTGCGCACCCCTCAGGATCAGGAGCAGTGGAGCACACGCCTTGGAGGGCGGCGTGGAAGGCCTCTTGATAAACCTGCCCCATCTCAACGCCGAGGTTCCCTTGAAGCGGAGTGGGGACTTCGGCAATCACGCCCGTCATGTCTGCCCCGGTCGCGATCAGATCGCCTTCGGCCTTCTCAACCCACTGGCCGTCCTTGCTCTTCTTGTAAACGTTCTTGACTGCGGACCATGCGATTGATGCGGCGCAGGCATCCCGGTCGGAGCGTTCCTTGCAGGTCCCGCTGTAGGCAGACTCGAAAGCCGAGCGCCAGATGTCAGCGGCGTGGCCGCTCAGTGTCGAGGGGGCAGTGGGCTTTCCGGGCATGGCAAACTCCACCTTCTGCGGGCTTTCTACTCCCTAGAATAAGCATTTGTCCTTCCGTTGGGAAGGACAAATGCACCATGTCAACTATTCCGTTTTCGGCGGATTTGGGGCTAGTAGACCATCTCCGGGTCTTCTTTGGGGAGCGTCCCTACCTGCTCAAACTCGGCTCCCAAGTCCGTTGCCGCCCTTTTCGCCACCGTTTCGGCCGGGCGAGGATCGTACTGGAACCCGTAGTTTGGGATCAGCAGGGGAAGCATGGTTGGGAGATACAGGGCGTTCAGGTTGTCCCTCAGCACCTCGTCGTCCGACCGCCAGCCGGAACCCGGCACGAACTCGGCCGTCCTCCCCGAGGGAAAGGTGATGCGGTAGAAGAAGAGGTCGCTCATCACTCACGCTCCAATCTGAGCCAGTCGCCCTTGAGGGCAGTAATGGCAAAGTTGAACAACTCGGGATCGGCGGCGGCGAGCATCGCCGGGTTCAGCGCCAATTGGCCTGCCGCCGTGCTCAGGACCTCGCTTTGGTATCGGGTGTCGGGGTACGTCCGTCCGGTATAGGGGTCCGCGAACCTGTCGGGTCTCTGGGGGACAAGGCCCGCGAGGAATTGCGTGCGATCCCCGCCTGCGCGATGCCTGTAGAACATCCACCCCAGCTTCCTGAGAGACATTCTGCGATTTTCAATGCCGTGTATCGACTCGTGGGCCATCGTCGAGTATGACGGATTGCCCATCGCAATCAGGTCAATCTCAGAGTTGAACTGCCCGCCGTCGTTCAAGGGGCCGGTGGTCCTTCCGACAACTACGCCGTCCAAGTCCTCCAAGAGTTCCGGGGCGACAATCGTGGAGAGCACGTTCTTCGCCAATTCAAGGTGGGTTCTGGCGTCCGGCATCTGAGCTTCCGAGAAAGGCTCATAGTCTGGCGACGGGCTTTCCTTCTCGATCAACTTGAGAGGCACAGTCTCCGGCCGCGGTTCGTCGGAGAAGGCGTTGAAGAGGGGCTTCAGGTCTTCCCTCATCACCCGGACGGCGACTCCCGCAACTTCGCTCTGGTGCTCCGTGAAAATCTTGCGATCCCCATTGAGCTTCTTTTCGATGGCGTCAAGGCGTGCCCTATCCGGGTCGCCGGATTCCAGTAGGGCCTCACGTTCGGCTATTCCCTCCGCCAGCCGCGCGGCGTATGTCTTCTGGTCTTCTTGCAGGGCATAGGGGAGTTGGGAATCGTGGCTGGCAACCGTCTTGCGCACGCTCTCCGCCTTGCGCATGTCGCTCATCACGGTGTCCCATCGGTCCCAGTCTTGCTCCGTAAGGCCAAAGTCCAGCGCCCGCTCGTCGGCGGCGAACTTGACGGCCACCGCCTCTTTCTGGGAGTGGTAAACACCGCGCATGACTTGGGCGACGGCCGAACGCATCGGCTCGTCCACTGCCTGCATGAAGGCCGAATCGTAGTCGATGGAGCCGTCTATCTTTACTGTTCTTCCCAGTGAGTACCAAGTCGCGGGGTCCGGGGCCTCCCTGTCCAGCGCCAGCATGAGAGTCCCGAGCACGATGTTCGTGCGGTTCTCTCCGATGAACGGGTCTTCGTCCTCGATGCTGTCAAGGAAGTGGGATGCCCGTTGCCCGGCCCGCGTGTGGATTTCGGCGCTGGGTTCCGTGCTGTCGCCCATCTTCTGAACCGCGGCGACAAGCGCCGGGAGCACTGTTTCGATGGGAGGCAAGGGAGACTGGCCGGGCGGTTGGATTCTTTGGTAATCGGCGTAGAAGTCACGGGCGATGTCCGAGCGCCAGAGTTCCTTCGCGTGGAGGTCGGAGAGCCACGACTCTTTCTTCTTGGCACCCTCAAGGGTTGGTCTCCAAGCGTCCAGAGCGTCGAGTGCCTCTTGATCCCAGCCTCGCATGAACGTCCGCTTCCCGTCCACCATCGTAGTGCCGTCCCCCTGCTTGGCGGGCCTGCCCCACGCCTTCTTGCCGGGCAACGAATGGAAATCGGACGGTTGTGAGCCTCCGACCTCGCCGGGGCGTCCTTCGTGACCGAAGTGCCCGGAGCCAGCGCCGCCGCGCCTCACCAGCGACAGATACCCTTCGATGGTCAGCAGTTTGCTCATGCTTCATTCCTCGCAGGGATCGGGGCCAGTATACCCCATCGACCGCGCCCAAGCCGTCACGCTCGCTTCCCAGCTTTCGCAGGGTTCCGGTTCGGGGACAACCGGCGGCGGCGGCGCGGCCAGCCACGGCTCCACGGACTTCCATGCCGTCCACCACTCCTTGACTTTCAGCCCGCTGTTGAAATGCCAGTTGGACTGGCCCGGCAGGCTCAGGGAGCGCACCCGATTGGAAAACGCGATGATGCCCGGCACATCACAGGTGCCGCCATCGCCGTTATAGAGACGCCCGGCGGGGACATAGGGCTTGGGCGTGAACTTCCGCCACTGCTCGTAGGACGCGTTCAGCCAGAACTCGGCCCAGTACGCCCCCTTGTTCGGCCAGTAGACCATCGGAGCGGCGAAGTCCAGAACGGCCATCGCCCGCTTGGCAACATCCACTGGATGCCACGGCGTCCCCTTGTTCGAGGTGTAGGGTGAGAAGAAGCAGGGCCACGAGCACCAGCCGCCGGGCTTGTTGGTCCCGGCCTTGAACTCGGAGGCCACGACATGCGCTCGCTCGGCGGCGTTCGGTTGCTTGTCGAATGCCCCCTCGGCGTCAAACTCCCAGCCGTCCAGCTTCAGGCGCTCGACCTGCTTGGCGGCGAACTGACCCTCGCCCTTGGGGTTGTAGCCCCGGTTGAAGCCCCAGCCGTCGATGCGGATGGCCCACTGCACCTTCTCGCATTCCGCCCGAACCTGCGCCACCCACTCGGGCTTCACGTTCTCGCCCCACTTCGGGTAGTAGATCGGCGAGAGCATGTAGGGGCCAGCCTCCTGAGCCGCCTTCACTGCAATGCGCTCGATGCGAGAGTCCTTGAGGGCAAGCGCCAGCGCCGCCGGATCGCCGCGCAGGACATCGGGGACCACCCAGTAGAAGATGCTCTTGCCGAAGATGAGCGCCATGTCAACCTCCGCTGTTCTGCTTGATAAAGTTCAGGATGTAGGGCCGGGCATACTTCCACTCCCAGTTGCCGCGCTTCACTTCGTTGATGACGCCCACACCACCCTTCTCTCTGAACTCTGAGTAGAGCGAGAACTGGTGCATGGCGTAGTTGCCGCCGGGGAGCGGCTTGAGCATGTAGACCCAGTTCTCGGAGGCGTCCTTCTTGACCTCGCTCACCGGGCGCATCCCCAAGTCCGCCACCATCTTCTCGGCGTTCGGCATCCCGTGGTCGAACGGATCGGTCACAGAAGGCTCGGGCACAGCCATCTTCACCAACTTGTTGCCCTTCACGAAGTCGTAGCCGTGCTTGCCGACCGAGACCTCCAACTTGGCAGTCAGGGCGTTCTCCGGCGGCGACCACGATTGGAAAAAGGCTTGGACCTCGCCCTGCTCCCCCTCCACCTTCGCCTGCTTCCCCTCGAAGCTCTGGCGAGCGATTGCCAAGTCCTGCTCGATGAAGGCGTTGGGATCGGACTCGGCGCGAGCCAAGAACTCGGCTTCCTTCTTCTTCTCCTTGGTCCAGAACATCCCGGCCAATCCGCCGGGGTGCCCCTCGTGGCCGTAGACCTTGAACAAGCGGTCGCGGGTAGCGGCGTTCATCGCCCATTCTTCCTTGCGCTTGTCCCAGAGGTCCTTCAGGGACGGAGGCCAGTCTTCGGGGTTCGCGCCGTACTTCGCCAGTTCGTTCTTGTCCGGCGCAATGATGTCCAGCAACGTCGGATTGGTAATCGGCTGGCCGGGCTTCGGCAAGTAGAGTTGTGCCACCAGCGCCCATCGGGCGTCTTGCAGGCGGGTAAGAACGGCGGGCATTGGTCCCTGAGCAGGACCCTCCTTGGCCGGAACGAACGGCACCTTCTTCTCTCCGCCGCACTGGAAGCAGACGCCCTCTGCGACGTGCTGGTACTGGTCGAGGTACCCGGTTCCGCCGCATCGCGGGCAGTCAACAAGATCGCCGGGCTTGGGACCCTCGCCCTCGGCCGAATGGAAATCGCTCGGCTGGCTCCCCCCAACCTGCCCCGGCCGACCGGCGTGCCCGTGGTGCCCCGATCCCGGCCCGCCGCGCTCGACGATGGTCCGGCCCTCAATCATCGCCTGTGCGATGACGCTTTTCGGTATGACGACGATCTTGCCGTCGGCGTCAAGTATCGGAGAGGTCATTCTTCACCTTCCAGATAGGACGGGGCTGGTCCGCCATTGAGAACGAAATTGATAATCTCCCTCTGGTGTGGCGTCGCCTTGGCTTCGTAGTCCGGGTGTCTCGACATCGCGTAGCACTCAGCTATGAGTTCTTGGCGGTTCGTCGTCGCATAGAACGAGATGTTGTCCGAGACGGGCTTCTCGTAGGCGTTTTTCGCCGGTATGTCGCCAGCGCCAGTTGAGAGCAACCGCTGGCTGGCCTTCCGCGCCGAGGGGAATACATCAAGGGCATCGAGATGGTGCCCGTACTCATGTAGGATCACGCCGGTCTCTATCGGCGAATACATCGAAGTCGCCGACATCCTTTCTGTGAAATCCCAAGCAGGCGGCTTCCCCTTGTGCTCATCGTCCCACCATTTCTGTCCGCTGACCCCGAAGAGGTCCGGGTAATCGAAGGCCCAGAACCCCCTCATGTAGGACAGGTATTTCCCCGCCGCCCCATCGTTCAGTTCGGATTTTGCAAAGGCCCCTCGCGTTGGGTGCTTTGCGACGAAGGCATCCAGTTCTTCGTCGCTCGGCGAGGGCGTCAGTATCAAGGCCATTGGGCTTTCAGCGAAAGCGCCGTCTTGCAGAAGTCCCTCGTAAGCATCGAGGTACGCTCTCGCCTGACTCTCGACCATCAGACGACCACCGCTGGCATCAAACGCTATAGTCATTGGGTGTCGGCCTTTGTCCGTCCTGATTTCCTTGGCAACCTGCTCTTCAAAATGTCCGCGCCAGTATTCTCTGGCCTCTGGCTCGAAATCCTCAAGCCGACTCTCCATCCTTCGTTTGGCGTTGCTGTCCCACAGCTTGTCGAGGTCGTCCTTCGACCACGCCACAGTTCCCCCAAGCCTTTCGATGCGCCGTCGAGTTTCCTGCATGTCGTCTGGGTACGATCTTCGTTTCTGCGCCGAATGGAAATCGTCGGGCAGGCTTCCCCCAACCTCGCCCGGACGGCCTTCGTGATCGAAGTGGCCGCTACCGGGGCCGCCGCGTAGGGTGAGGCGGCGAGTGAGGGTGAGCGAGCGTTCAACCGAATGGACATCGCCGGAGATGCGCCGCTCCTCGCCCAACCACTCATCGACCTTGGGCTTCAACTGCTCCTCGGCTTCCCCTCGGATGTAGCGGATCAGACCTTCTGGGCCGCTCCCCACATCCTCAACGACCTTGTAGTATTCCTCCTCGCCCTTCGCAAGCAACTCCTCCTCGAAGTAGCGGGGCGTCGTTTCTCCTTGGTAGAGGTCTTGCATGGGAACCACTCGGGCATTGGGGATGCCCTCGCCGCCCATCACCACAAACTCCGACTCGAACCAGCATGGAAATCCCGTGTGCGCTATGGCGACGACTTTGGAGAGCGGGACATCCGCCACCATCACGAACCCGTTGTGCAGAGGGACCTCGTAATCCATTTCTTCTTCCGTGAGTTCCCCGGTCTCTGCGTCGTGTTCGGGCGCATCTTCGCCTTCGGGCACGGGAACGGCGAACTTCAGGGCGTCCTCTACTCCGCTGGCCCACGATGCTAGGGAGTAGGTCTTGACCGTCGTGGGTTCTTCTCTCATCGCCCCGCCGGGATTCCACTTGCCAAACGTGCTCTCCCCTTCGTGCTCGTCGCGCACTCCCCGATACAGGCGCATGGTGTCCTTGTCCGGGTCCAGCCCGATGCGCCGGAAGAAGTCCTGCGTCTGAGCGTACTGATACTCAAGGAACTTGCGCGCCGCTTCCCTACCGCCCGTTCGATCCATCTGATCGTAGTAGTCCGTGGCATCAACTCCCTTGAGGAACCGGGTTGTCTGCGAGTGCAGTTCTCCCAAGTCCTCGGAGTCGTATGTGTCCCGCCCCGGAGCCTCGCCGCCCCACAACTCGGCCGCGACCTCTGCCGTGAGGATAGACGTGGGCACGGCATTCGTCCGTGTCCAGCCCACGTTGATTTCGTCGGCGATGGCTCGAAGTTCCTCGGGAGCATCCTCAGGAACCCACTGGTATCGGTCTGCCGCGTTCAGCGCATGGACGACATTGGAAACCGTGGCCGGTCCGCGGTTCTCCTCGAACCATGCAACGGCCTTCTTGTTGCCGCCCACCAATTCCTTACCCAGATTGTCGATGAGCGTGTCGTGAATGTCCCTTGGAATCGAGGGCATACTGGTGGACCTAGAAAGCGCATCGTAGAGTTGCTCCGCGGTGTCGAACCGGCTGTCCATCCCGGAGTCCCTTTGACTCATCCAGCCCGTGACCAACTCGACCTGCCGGGAATCCAGCCCCCTGAACAGAGGCTTTGCGTCGGCAGGTGGCTTGTAGTTCGAGGCTTCTGCCAGACCCGGAACGTCCTTCGTGTCCTCGGCCAGAGCCTTCATCTTCTGATAGAAGGCCTCGGCCTTCGCCGCTTGCTTCTTCGATGAGAAGCCAGCGCCCTTGGTAATCCGCTCGTACTCGTACATCGACATCAGGGCCAAGTGCCTCGCCGAGGCCCTGCCGATTTCCTGTACCTGCTCATCGGTGGCATCATCGCCGAACGCCATCTGTGCTTGTTCCACAAGGCTGTATCCGTTGTTGGGAACAGCCAGCCGGAGGAACCAAGACGTGCTATCGCCTTCGGCCCCGAGCGCGGTCATCGCGGCGCGTCCCGCGAACTGGTCGAGCGCGGCGTCCGCCTCTATTTGCAGATCGTCAAGCATCTTGGCCGTGGTCTCGCTCGACGGGAACTTCGCCTCCCTCGCCTCCGTCTCCGTCTTCCCTGCGGCCATCAACTCGTCAAGGGTCAAATGGGCGGTGCCGGGCTTCTTCTTGCCTTGCGCTGAATGGAAATCGCCGGGCTGTGATCCGCCGCGGTGCTTGGGGATTCCCTTGTGACCGAAATGCCCCGATCCCGGCCCCCCGCGGAGAACCGCGCCAAGTTCGCCACCTGCGGCCCGCACGGACTTCCCGGTGGCGTCCAACTGGTCCTGCGTCTTTCCGTACTCCTTCTCCGCCATGACCGCCATCCACTTCCAGAAGAAGCGGTCTGGCGTGACGAACCCGCCGTCGCTCTCATCGAGCGTCGGCGTGACATCCGGCTCCTCGGGCTGGCCGATGACCTTGCGCAGTTCCGGCTCCCGCTGTTCGAGCGCGTCAGCCAGACGGCCTAGCGTGCGGTCGTCACCATCGTCGGCGAAGGAGGTCTTGATAATCCGGCTCATGCGTTCCTCTTTCCCTCACCCAGTTTCTTCGGGGCCTCGCCGTCGTTCGCCCAGTGCTCCCATGCGTCGGCCACTGACTTCAGACGCTCGAAGGTGTGCAGGCCCTTGTCGGCGTGCGAGGCGATGTACGCCGGGCTGACATAGCGCCCCGTGCCCGAAGTATAGCGGCTGATCGCCCGCTCCATCGCCATCTCCATCGGCGTGTCCACGAAGATGACGCGTGTCCGGTATCCGTGAGCGCCAAGCGCCTTGATAATCCGCTCGGCGATGTCCCCGGTCTTCAGCATCGAGTCCAGCACCAGCGGCCTGTGCTCCTTGACTGCCTTGGTCATCACTCGCTCAAGCACGTCGTCGGCCTCGTCGGCCAGCAACGGGCTGTTCCAGCCTTCGTAGTTCGGCATCCGGCTTCGCACGTCGTCGGCGCTCAGGCGGACATACCCCCGGAACTCGTGCGCCCGGTTGTTCAGGAGGGTGGTCTTCCCGGACCCCGGCAGTCCCGCCAACAGGACGGCTTCCGGCTGGTCCTGCTTCTCGCCATACCTGAGCATCTGGTTCTCGATCCGCTTGCGCGCCCGCTTGCGGTTCCCGGCGTCCAGCGCCCTGTCCTCCTTGGAAATCGTGCCCCCCGTCAGGTCGGCTTCGGCCTTCGCCAACGCCTTACGCACGTCCTCCGGCTGGCGGGCAAGCACGTCCTGAGCCAGCCGCGCGGCTTCCTCCGTGGTGTACGCCGTACCCCAGATTCCGGTCCCGTGCAGGGCAGTAGGCAGGCCCAGCAGGTCAGCCGTGCCTTCCTGCGGGGCAGGCACGGGCCGGACGACCGGAGCAGGCTTCTGGGGTGCCTGAATCAGCCCCAACGCCTCTCCGAGGCGCTGTGCGGCGTCCTGCCAGCCCCCGGCCGGGAGGAGGCGCTTGACCAGCGGCGAGAATGACAATCCTCGGACTACCGCCTCCGCCTTCTCCCAGTCTCCGGCAAGCAGGGCCAGCGTGAAGGCCATGTGCTCGGGGTCCCGGCGGGAGAACTCGGCGGGGTTGGCGGTCAGGAATTGGAGGCCCATCGAGAACACTTCCTCGCCCGACACCGGCCCGCCCTCGTTCCTTGTATAGAACCGACCCGTATACTCCGAAATGAAGGCGTCGGGCTTGACCTGAATGTACGGGTTTCCCCGGAAGGGAATGGAGCCGTCTCCCTGCGTCCGGTAAAGCAGGAACATTTTGGCTAGATCGCCGACCTTCGGGTTGCTGTCGGAGAACGCGTGCCCGTACTCGTGCGCGACCACAGGGGGAGTGGCGTTCGAGTCGATAGCCATGTAGTTCTGGGTGCGGCAGAACCCCGAGCCCAGTAGTGGATCAGCCGCACGAATGGAGAAGTCGGCCACCTTTCTGACCAACTCCGGGTTGGCGAAACGAGCGAGCACACCCTTGACCATGCCCACGGATTCCAAGGCCATCTGATAGCCCCCGCCCCTTCCGGCTGTTTCCCACGTCTGAGCCACTGCCCTGAGTTCGTCTTCTCTGCCGGGCATCTCGCCCTTGGACTCCCATGTTGGAACCCCGGCCTCCGAAAGCGCCACGGTCACATCCGACAGGTCAGTGCCGAAGGCCTCCATCGCCTCCATCGCGGTGCCCGCCTTCTCGGAGATTCGGATCATGTCATCGCGGTATTGGGAAAGCACGTCCGGGTCTGGTGTGGGCTTCGCCAATTCGGCTTCCAGCCGGTCGTTGACCTCAGTCAACATCTGGACCTGATGTTCGTACTTCGGCCGCATGGCGTTGAGCGCCCTGTTCACGGGGCGGCTCTGGAACTCATCCACCACGCCGTCGTACTTCTCGGTCATCGACTGTCGCAGGGCATCCCATCGTTGCCAGTCGTCCTTCGTCATGTTCCGGTCAGTCGCAACCGTGGCCTTGATAATCCCGTCGTCCACAACCGCTTGATCCCACCCCGGCCCCGCTTCGAGGATTTCTCCATGCTCGCCAACCCCGAGTTCGCCCGAGGCCCGCTCGATTTCCTGCTCGGATAGCCACGACCTGCGGCCATCCACAATCGCCGAGCCGTCATCGAACTGCTCGACGGGTTCTGGGGTCTTATCCTGTTCGCCGATGGTCAGCTTGGGGGCAATGGAAATCGGGGCCTTGACGGCCGCTGTCCCTTCGGGCTTGAACTCCTTGGCGCTGGTGTCCTTGGTCGCCGTGCTGACCTTCTTGGGAGAGGCGTTGAAGTCGTCGGCCAGAGGGATGTCCTCCAAGAGTGATCCCCACACTCCCCCTTCTACCTGCGAAGGCCGGAGAAACAGCGTGTGGACCTCAATATCCTTCTCCGGGTCAAGGTCCCTGTCTCTCGCGGCGAAGTACGCCGCCTTCTCGGCATCGGTTTCGAGCAAAGACCCCTTGCGCAACTCGCTCGTTGCTCCGCCAGCCTTGGGCGTTGCGTGGTAGAACTTGTAGAGGCCCTCGGGCGTCCGCTCGACGCCTTGCCTATCGAGCCATTCCCCAATGGTCTCCCTTCCAGACCGGCCCTCGTACCAAACCCGCGCCCGCTCGTCTTGCTCGCTATAGCCGCTCGGGGCGCTCCCCCCAACCTTTCCGGGTCGCCCTTCGTGCGCGAAGTGGCCGGAGCCAGCGCCGCCGCGGACCGTATAGGCGAGAACGAGTTTCGGGGGGATAGCGCGCTCAACCGAATACTCGTGAGCGTCCATGAACTTCATCAGTTCGTCGCCGTAGAGATAGAGGGAAGGAACGACCGTATCTGTCGTGAACCAATCCTCCGGCTCTGGACCCGGCTCTACTTGATGCTCCTCGCCTCCCTGAGCAACCCAGCCCCAAATCCCCGGCGTGTCGCCTTCTTCGTCTTCCTGCCACTTGTAATAGATGGCCGTTTGGTTTTCTGTCTGTCTTCCGAACTCAGCGAAGCCAACATCGTCTTTGGTCATCGCCACCATCAGCCCGTTCTTGCGAATGTCATCTCTTGTTACGTCGTGAAAGCCCTTCCCCATAGCGCGACCAATGCCTGCGACCATTGCCGAAAAGCAACGACGTAGACCACCGTAGGAATCTTCGGAGCCAAAGTAGGAGAACTCTGGCAATTCGATTCCTGCATCGGCGTATTCTCCGTAGGCTTCCTGAACGAACCCGCCCGCCTGAGGGAGAACGCCAAACGCCGCGATGTCATCGCCGTAGTCCAGAAGCGTGCCATGATACAACAGCCCTCGGAACTCGCTGGCCTTTGCCGATGGAGGCATCTTCCGTTCGCCTCTCTCTCCCGAATGGAAATCCGACGGGGCGCTCCCTCCCACTTTTCCGGGTCGCCCTTCGTGCGCGAAGTGGCCGGACCCGGCTCCGCCGCGCTCGACCGCCTCAGCTTCGTCCCATTCGACATCTTCCGAGGACCATTCGACCCGACGCTTCTTCTCGGCCATTAGCGCACCACCCTCAGAACGGCCGTTCTGCCGCTTCTATCAACGGACTCTACCTTGAACCGAAGACCGCGCTCCAAGAGCAATTCGTATTCGTTTCTCCCGCCGAAGTCGCCGCCAATGTAGTAGGCATGGACGCCAACAGGAATCTTGATGAGCAGGTGCGCATCGAATCCGCCTTCGCCCTCATGGAAATCCGGGGACAGTCGTTTCTCGACCAGTGTAGTCGAGACATACGCCTTGTCGCTGAATGTGCGTCCGGCCCTGAGTTTCTTGAAAAAGTCGGCATCCACTCCGCGGTAGGCCAAGACATTCTCCTTCAAGGGGAACATTCCCAGCATCTTGTCGAGACCCTGCACTGTATTCTTGATGTCTGCAAGCGCCCACTTCTTGTAGCCCTTCTCGCCACTGCGTAGCCAGTCGTTCACCTGATAGTGGCCGGTGTTCGAGTAGAAGCGCAGGGATTCCCAGCCCGTGCCATCGGGGTCCCGTGTCTCGTAGTCGAAACTGCGATTCCGATTGTTCCCCCACGCGTTCGCCGACCGAAACTCATCCCATCCGAAATCCCGGTACCTTCCCGGTGCCTCATGGAAATCGGCGGGCTGACTGCCGCCGACCTCGCCGGGACGCCCCTCGTGTCCGAAGTGCCCCGATCCCGGCCCGCCACGCTCGACCAAATCCTCGTCCCACGGGTCGAACGGGAACTCCTCCCCGGTCACTGGGTCCTTGAAAATCACGTCGTCAACCATCAGGTCGCGCGGGTCTATTTGCGCCATATCCCTACCTCGAACATCTTGTCCATCGCCGCCTCGACGCCCTCAAACTCGTCCCACGAGTAGTAGAGCGGTGGTTCATCCGGCATCTGGGCCTTCACCACATTCGCTTCCATCCTTTCGATGAAAGCCTTGTTCCGTTTCTGGGCTGTCGGAGACGCCTTCCTCAGCTTGCTGGTCGTATACTGCATGAAGCCGCGGGCGAAGACTTCGACCTGCCGCGATATGCGCGGGTAGTGTGCCCCCCTGATCCTCTCGGGGTATCCCGAAGCCTTGACGGCCGAGTAGTAGCTTTCCACAGCCGGGAACTTAGCTCCATCCCCCCAGTCAAAACCGAGGTGCTCGATCATGTGCCCGACTTCGTGGACCATTGTCGCCGAGGTCTCTCCCTCACTCCGAATGTCGGTGAGATTGATGGCGATGCTGTCCGCCATTCCAGCCATGTCCGTGTAGCGACCCCACAGGCTCGTGCCTCGGGTCTCCTTGACAGGCAGAAGGCCCTCGTCGGTTGGCGAGGAGTATCGGGCCTTCCACGACTCCGGCAGGCGGATACCGGCGTCCGCCATCGCCTGAAGACCGGCGCGCACCGGGTCCCACCGCTCTGTTCCGGGAATGGAAAAGAAGTCCTTGGTCGGCGGCATGAACTTCTTGGACTTGGCCCAGTCGCCCCGCTTCTCGCTCAGTCTTGCTCCTACCTCCCGGCCCTTCGCAAACTTCTTGTAGTAGGATGCGAACTCGGCGGCGTACATATCGGCCACCGCGTCCTTCACCTCGTCCTCTGTGCCCCACGCGTCGTTGAACTCGTGGCCCGCACGAAGCAGGTCCCTTGCCGACCAGTACATATACGATGACTGGCTCCCGGCATCCAAGTCCTTGCGGAAGAAGCGGAACCAATCTCCTCCTGCGAAGCTACTGTCGGTTGGATTGCGCCAGTAGATACTCGCGAGTTCGGCGAACTCCCTGCGCATCTTCTTCTTTCCCTCGCGTGCCAGCATCTTCAGCCAGTGGTTCGGCGCTCCTTCTGGCGTCACCTTGTCCATCCAGCCATCGCCCCATACCCACTGCTTCGGGCGAGGCAGGCGGCGCTTGTAGTCGAATACCTCTCCGTGGGCCGCGGCCGTCGTAGCGGGGGGCTTCGGCTTCTCCGGCTCTGGCGCTTGGTCGCCCGGAAGGCTCCCGCCCCGGTGCTTCGGGATTCCCTTGTGTCCGTGGTGCCCGGACCCCGGCCCGCCTCGCTCGACCACCTCCGGCTCCGGCAACTCGTCCTCTGGCGAGGCATCCCGAATGACAATCACCAGCCCGCCCATGTCCTCGGCCACGGCGTAGGCCGGAGCCATAGCTGGTTCCGCCAGATAGGCGAACATCGTTGGGGGCTTCGTGCCCGGCGGATAGTCCCGGTTGAGGAGCGTGACAATCTCATCCCACTTGCCAGACCAGCCGGTTTCCGTATCGAAGGAGAATTGCCCTTCGGGCAGAGTGACAATCGCCTTGCTCATCACTTTGCTCCTGCGATCATGGCGAGTGTGAAGTTGAAGTGTTCAGGGTCTTCCTCGGCGAACGCCACGGGGTTGTCGTACATCCATTGCAAGCCCATCGACAAGACCTCCGTGGCGTAGTATTCGGCCCCGTACTTCTTCCCGGCGTAGGGGTCGCGCCAGCGATCCACGGCCGCAATCTCATGCGCCTTGAAGCCGCCGCTCCACAGCCCGCTTGAGGTCTTCAGCACACCCTGATCCCGCAGTTTCTTGGCGCGGTTCCTTGCCGCGCTCATTCTGAGGTAGGTCTCGCCCTTGTTGCGGTAGCGAAGGAAGGCCACGGCCTGAGAGTGAATGCTGTCGTTGTATTCCTCAAGCCAGTGTGCGGCCTCGTGGACGTGATACTCGACGCCCGACCCCGGCGACAGGTTGTATTGCTCGCCGCTTTGCGATCCGCGGGCCACCTTCTTGCCGTTGTAGTTCAACTGGCGGTCGGAGATTACCTCTGACGCCACCATCTTCTCAAGCCACTCTCGGGCTTCTTCGTGCCTGTCAGTGGCACGCGCCAACTCGGCCGCTCCCAAGCCGCGTCCGCCCAGCGGTTTGACAATCGTGCCCTCGATGTTGTTGGCCTCGCTCCCAAATCCGTTCTCTACGATGAAGTCCCGAGCGAGACTCTTCTGCTCCTCTAGGCCATTCTCCCATTCCTTGCGGGCCTCCGAGGCTTCGTCCCTCGCTTGGGCAAGCCTGAACCACTCGTCCGTTTTGTGTAGCTCGTCGTCCGCCTCATTCGAGAGACGGGATAGGGTCTGGTAGGCCTCTGTGCGCTTGGCGCTCAGGGATTCGTATTCCTCGTGACTCATTCCCTCTGGGAAACTGGGGGCATCGAGAATGGCTCGCGCTTCCCGGCCTTCCGCGCTGTTGTCTGCCGCTTCGTTCAGTTCGGCCTGCTTTGCGTGGTAGACGCCCAAGGCAACCGTCTCCCGGCTTTCAGCGGTTTTCACGGCCTCTTTCAGCCCGGCCAAGCCCTCCTGCCCGCCCATCGTGTGTTCGAGAAGGGACGTGCGCAGTTTCTCGCCCTCGGTCTCGGCGTAGGCGAATGCCGCCTCGATGACATCGGCTTTCTCCACCAGCTTCTTCTCCACCTGTTGCTCGATGGCGGTGAAAGCCGCCTTCTCCTTTTTCGGGTTCCGCCATTGGTAATCCTCGGTCTTGTGCTCGGCCATCATGTCCATCAGTTCGTTGAACGCTTCCTTCTCCTTACCGTTCCCGGCGATGAACTTGGCGATGGCCGTCTTCTTGTTGCGCCCGCCGTCCCGGTCGAACAGCTTGCCCTCCAAGTCCATGTAGTTCAGGCCAGCGATCAACTCATGCAGGACGTAAAACTGCGCGTCTTCGTCGGCCATCTCGGGCAGTTTGTTTTCGTTCCAAGCCTGCTTCGAGGACAGGTTCAAAAAGTAGCGGGACGCCGCTAGGACAGACTCCCTCGCCCTGTCACTCATCTGAACCCCGCGCCCGGCTACTTCCAAGGCGTCGCCAATCGAGCGAGCGAGGCCCAACGCATCCATCCCGTGACCCTCGACGAGGTTGGCAACATAGAACTCCTTGATGCGCTCCATCATCGCGTCGGACTGGAAAGAGCCTTGGGCGTCAGCGCCTATGCGGTTGCCAAACGGCGAGAGCCATTCAGGACCACCTCGAATGTGCTGAAGGAGCTTGAGCGATTGCTCGGTGGACGAGAACGCGGCGGGGACGGCCACATCCTTCTGGCCTCCAACATGCGTTACCAGTTGGAGCGCAAGGTCCTCGTCGGACATTGTGCGCCACTTGCCCTTCGGCTGATCGCTGGGGGCCATGCCCTCGGGGTAGGTTTTCTGGGAGCCGCCCCGATGGCCGGGGATGCCCTTGTGCTTCTTGTGGCCCGACCCCGGACCTCCGCGAATGACCAACCTGCGGGTGAACCCCGTGATTTCAGCCATGCTTCATCCCCATGAGTTCCCGCAGAGCGCCGCCGATGGTGTCCAGCACTCGCTCAAGCACGTTGTCCTGAGAGCGCACGGCCATCGTCACGTCGTCGAGCCGAGGCTTCTTGGTAATCTGGGCGCGGACGGGGTGACGAGCCGGGTCAGTCTCGTCCAGCCAGTTCAGGGAGAGGATGTCCGGTCGGATGGTCCGCCCTTCCTCGAACGCCTCCTCGCCCTTGAGCATCGCGTAGATGGCGTTGACCGTCGAGCCTGCGGGTAGGCTGTCCAGTTCCGACTCCGGCACAGCCCGGCCCCAGAAGTTGCCAAGTCCGTCAGGCACGGTCACGTCCACCAATTGCTCGGGGGAGGCGCGCAGGGTCGTCGGCATCTCCAAGTTCGGGGCGACGAAGGCATTGGAAATCTTGTCCATCAGAACACGGGCGTTTTTGTGATCCTGTTCAGTCATCGCCAGCGCCTCAGTATCGCCGGGCATCGTGAGCATATCCGAGCCTCGCATCTCGCTGGACACTACTCGGGCCACATACTCCTGCTTGATGAGGCTCTCGCCGTAACTCCCACGGAAGATGTCTTTGAACGCCCGCGGGACCTTGACTTCCTTCCAGATTTCATCGCGCCCCGAGCCGAAGGTCGCCCAGTGTACGAACTCGTGGGTCGCCGACGCCATGACGCCTTCGGTGTCGAGCGCGCCGTCCGGCTGGATGTGCTTGCCGACATTCACAAGCACCTGCTTGGTCTCTGAGTTGTAGGAGGCAAGGGACCTACCAAAGTCCTCCCGAAGCCCTGCCTCGACTTCCCGCTTGTCCTTCTCGCCCAGCTTCGCCATTGTCTCGGCGTACATCTCCGGGATGTTCGCCTCGACGAAGGCAACCGGATCGTCGTGGATCGTCACTCCCTCGACCTGCCCACCAAACATCTGCTTGAACTCGCGCGCCGCCCACTCAAGCGCCGCCGAGACCGCCGGACGATACTTGCTGAAGGCTTCTGCCGTCAGGTTCACCCGGTAGCCCGGCCCGATGTGCGAGGCCACTGCCCCGACCGGCTCCCGCTTCTTGGGAGGTTCCGATTGGAAATCCTGCTTCGCTTGCTTCATCTGCTCGCCGCGATCCTTGGGCAGTCGGTCGCCCGGCGAGGAACCGCCGCGCTCGCCTTCCCGGCCTTCGTGCCCGCGATGCCCCGAGCCGGGTCCGCCACGCTTCACGAGTTCATCAGCGGCATCCGACGGGGCCTTGCCGTTCCTCGTCGCGGCCAACCAGCTTGCTCCCGCCTCTGCCGCCTCCGGCAGGCTCTCGTAGTACCCACCGCCCCATTTGTTGTACCCCTGTTCAAGAGTGAGGTTGAACCCTCCCTTGGCAGACGGCCTTATGCGCGCCTTCGCGGGATAGGATTGCGGCCATCCGGGCATGAACCCGATGCGCCGCGTACCCTCTGTGATGTCGCCGTGTTCGGTGGCGTAGATGCCGCCTCCGCCATCCGCGGCGTTGCCGAAGTAGTAATCGCCAACCTTTTGCGGTTCAAGCGTAGGCAACTTGGGGCGCGGCTTCCTCGGCCTCTTTTCCTTTACCGGCTCAGGCAGTGGTTTGCCTTGCTCGTCCCTGTGGTGCAGAGTGCGCAGTTGATCTATTTGCTTGTCGAACTCCGCCTCCGTGATGTCGCCATCTTGCAGGGCGTTTTCCAGTCCGCTTTCCTCGTAACAGTAGGCGCAGAGGTCAACATTCTCTTCCGAGAAGCCAGTGGCTCTCGTCATCTTTCCGCAGGACTTACACGGGTAGACACCAGACCCCCGCCTGAAGCGGCTGTTGTCTATCGGGGCCGAATGGAAATCGCCGGGTTGCGAGCCGCCGACCTCGCCGGGCCGTCCGGCGTGCCCGTGATGGCCCGAGCCGGGTCCGCCACGCTGGATCAGCACGCGCTGTGCCCACGCCGGGATGCCGTCATGCGAGCGCAGAGCCAGCGACTTCCCTTGGAGGGTGCTGGTGAAGTGGTTGTCGGGGAGATGGAGGAACAGCCCTTGTACCCGGTTTCCGAATCTCTGGCGAGTCGGCTCGTATGCGCCGCTTCTCTCAAACGCCATCCGCCCGTCTCTTTCCACGGTGTCCTTCGCCACCTTCACGGCTACCCTTCTCTGGGCGTCCGTTAGGCCAGCCGCGGCATTCCACGAGATGCCGACATCGGGGCCTCTCTCTCCGCCCGTCCGGGAGATGCGCAGGAAGCCCATCGCGAGGATAGCGTCCTCGCCAGTGATGTTTCCGGTCCCAGACATAGCGAAGCTCCGATCCGCCGACTGGGACGTGCGGCCCTCAACGTACTTCACCAGTTGCTCCGCGGCATCTTCCTCGGTTGACGCCAGAATCGGCGGAACATGGGAGTCCGTCCAGTTGTATTCAGGGACGATGTTCTTGGATGGGTCTAGGCCAACGGCCTCAAGAGCCTCTGGTGGAACTCTAGCGAACATATAGGACCGGGTGCCCTCACCTGACCCGATGACATCAATGGTAAACGTCGATGCCTTCCCGAAGGCCAAGGCCTCCATATACTGCTTCGCCTTCTCCTCGCTCTCGAAATGCGCGAAACGGTCGCTCCCCGCGATTTCTTGGGCGCTCCCAATCCTTGAGGAGAGCATGTCAAATCTCACCGAGCCTCGATTGCTCCGGGTGATGATCGCATACTTGCCATCCTCTTGCTTCTCGACCGTTAGGCGAATAGGGAAGGCCTCTCCGGCCATGTGCGTGATGAACTGGAACGCAAGGGTCCCGTTCTCGTCACGATCCCACCCGTCTTGTTCTGGCCCAACCGTCTCGTCGAATAGCTCGATTGCCAATTCTGAGCCATCAAAGACGGTCGTTGTTATCGGGGGCACTTCACCGGCTTCCAGCTTCGCCTGCCCCAGCTTCGTCAACGCCTCCGAGCCTGCGGCATCGTGCCCTCCCATCCCTGCGACGCCGTAGGCTATGCCGGAAGGCCCGACAAGGCTCTCGTTCTGGGTTGGGTCAACGACATACGTTGCGTCCGCGAACCAGTCCTCAAGCCACGCGGCGTCTTTTGGCCCCACGGGGATGTTGTTCATGGCGACCTTCATCGCCTCTTCGTCGATGCCGCTGGGCAACGCTCCTACCGCCGAATGGAAATCTCCCGGAAGGCTTCCCCCAACTTCGCCGGGCCTGCCCTCATGCCCGAAATGCCCAGAGCCGGGTCCACCGCGGATAACGGGTGCTACCTCGATGATGTCCACGTCGGCGGTAGGAACAACGCCATGCAGGTTAGCCGCGATTCTCTCTCGCGTTTCTGGGCTGTAGTAGACCTCGGACTCGGTACTAAGCGGTCTCATCGCCAGTTCCTTTCGCCAAACATGCTGTCGAATGCCGCCGCAATGGGCTGGAAATCCTTGTCCTCCCATGCCATAGGTGGATGCCCGGCCTTCGCTCCGTCTTGATAGTCCTTCACTCCCTTGAGCATCCGTTCATCACCGGAACGCACGGCGACGTATTGGGCATAGGCCCTCGCGAACAACTCCTCCGGCTCCCTGAGATAGCGCATGGTATCGCGGTCATAGATGAGTTTCACTTTGCTTCCGGGCCAAGCCCTGTACGGCATAGTGTCCACTTTCAGGGCGTCGTATGCCTTCGATAGTTTGATGGCTTTCATCACGCCATACATGCCTTTGCTCTCAGCGCCAAGATACCAGACCGCTCGCGAGCCTTGCACTGGCTTATCGTAATCTCCCCAGTCGCCGCCCGACCTCTGTATCTCTCGGAAAGCCGACCAGTCCAGTAGATGCCCGAACTCATGGGCGACCGTGAACTCAAGGTGCTGTGGAATGCCATTTGGCGTTTCGCCTTCAGGGAGAATGCGGAGCGCCATGTTCTTGATTGCGAAATGTCCCGGCCCCCTCTCTACCCTGAGATGTCCGACATTCATAGATGTCGGGGACAACAGAGTGACCTTCAGGTTGAGGGGAACACTGTCAATCCCGTGAACTGAGTCGATGGTTTCGAGCGCGCCCACAACCGGCTTCCACTTCTCAGTGCGCGGGACTTTCAGGGCTTCCGTTGCCGAATGGAGGTCCGATGACCGCCCGCCACGCGACTCGGCCGAATGGAAATCGCCGGGCTGACTGCCGCCGACCTGTCCGGGACGACCCTCGTGGCCGAAGTGACCGGAACCCGCTCCGCCGCGGCCAATCAGGACAGCGCGCGCCCACTCGGACATTTCCAAGAAGGAGCGTTCTGTAATGCGGCTAGGGCCGGTCGTCTGCAATGCAAGCACGAAGTCATTGGAGGGCCATTCGGTAGCCTCTCCCCATCGGACCCCGCTCTCCCAAGCAAACTCAGGGCGTTGGTTTTCAATCTGATGCCTAGCAATCTTGGTCGCCACTCTGCGCTGTGCATCCGTGAGCTTCACATTGCCGTCCCAGTTGAACCCGGAGCCGCCACCCGATGTGGTGCCGCCACGGCTGACGCGCATGAACCCCAGAGCAAGCATGGCCGTCTCGCCGTTATTGACGGCACGAGACCCGATCCCGCCAATCGTATCCCTCGAAGCCGCCTTGTTCAGCGCGTCCTGTACGGCCTTCTTGGCGTCGTCCAGTGTCTCGAAATCACCAGAGAATGAGCCTGCGTTTCTCGTATATCCGCGGACGTTCACGCTGAACGGCTTGTCTGGGTCGAGGGCCGCTACTGGACGCCATTCTGTTATCTCGCCATAGTCATAGATGTCGTTCTTCACGTTCCACTCGTTGACGATTGGGAACATCATCTCGACGACTCTCTTCTTCATCATTTCGGCCGTTCCGACGAATGGTGTTCCCCCCAGAAGGGAGTGGTCCTCCCGGTAGTTCTCTGTCTCAAGCCTTCCGTGCCAAACCTCGAAGCCGGTATCGGGGTACGCCATGAAGTTCCATACAGGCCCCTTGGCAAACTCCATCGGATATGGATTGAACTCAAAGACCTTCCTCCGCTCGTCGTCATGGATGGTTTCCCATTGAGGCGAAGGGGCGTCCTGCGGAACCTCCTCGAATGTCAAATCCTTGATTTCCACTGTTTCAGCGGCTTCCGGGTTGCGGTGTCTGGCGTCAACGAGGGCGCGGAACGCTCTCGCCCCCACTTCTTCGTGCCCGAACGGTAGGCCGTCCGAAGCGACATAGTTCACATCGTAGGGCTTTCCCGAAGGCCCAATGAACAATTCCGCGTTGAAAAGCTCGTCGCCGGATGGGGACCGTAGGTTCTCCGAGAGCCAGTTCTCGACCCATTTCTGGTCCTCGGCGCTCCACTCACTCCCGGCAATCCCCGTCTCGTCCGCAAGGCCCGCCGCATTGAAGCCCGGCGCGTCGCCTTCCGCTGAATGGAAATCGCTGGGTAGACTGCCGCCAACCTCGCCGGGTCGTCCGGCGTGCCCGTGATGGCCTGATCCGGGTCCGCCACGAATGACGACCCGGCGCATCAGACCGCGGGTTGGTTGCTGGATGTCAGTCATTCTTCAACCTTCGAGTGAACCGGGCGACGAAGCTCTTGGTGACGGGCTTGGTCTTCGTGAAGTAGTTGCGGCCAAACTCCTTGAAACCCTCGACGCCTTCCTCGCCCAACTGCGGCGTCCCGCCCGATCCGACCGCAATGTAGCCCTCCGGCCCGTGAATGAGATAGTCGCTCCCGGTCATCGTCGTTGAGGGAGTGTAAGCCCCGGTCGAGAAGATGCGGCGCTCCTTGCCTTCGTTGAGAATGCGGTAGGCATCGTCCACCGCCTGAGCCTTCGTCTGCTCGTTGTAGCGGGACGTGCTCCACTGCAAGACCTTGCCGAGGTTCGTCTTGGAGAGGGGCATACGGCTAGGAACTGGCATTTCTCTCCCCTCCCAGCGCAGGAGGCTCTCGCCAGCCGCTTTCGCTTCGTCCAGCGTCGGATAGACTTCCCGCCACTCCTTCTTCATGCGTTCGCTTCCGCCGCTCACAAGAGCGACGCGCCACCCCTCGGGTTTTTTGGACGGGGAGATGCGCATGGTCCGGCCGAGGGGTTCGTCTCCGGGATCGGTTTTCAGAAGTCCCGTCCCCAAGAGACCGCCCTTCAAGTCGTCGCTCCAACCGGAAAACGATACCCTGCCGGGATCGACTGGCCCCGAATGGAAATCATCAGGCAAGTCCCACGGCTCCCGCGTGACGTGATAGGGCGTGTCGCTGAACTTCCAGCCCTTCTCCTCCAAAGAACGGCGCAATTCCGTTCCGTCCTCGGTCGAGTAGCCGAAGTAGAATGGCTCGCCCTCGAACTCGCCACGCAGGCGCTCCATCAGGGCCGTGGCAATTCCGCGACGCCGTGCATCTTCCCTCACTTCGACCATGTTGATCGAAATGATGTCGTCGTATTCCGAGAAGTCGATGTAGCCGATGGTGCGACCTTCCGCATCGAAGGCCCTAATCGTTCCGTCGGTCTGCATGTCGTGGTAGCCCGTAACGTCAACCTCGATCTTGGCAACGCCGCTCGGCAGACTGCCGCCCTGCTTGCCGGGGCGTCCCTCGTGCCCATGATGCCCGGAACCCGGCCCGCCGCGTTCGACGGCCTCAGCGATGCCCTGTCTGGGCTTGGTTTCCTTCGTCTTCTTGGGCGTCTTCTTCTTCGGTTCTTCCGCCGCTGGTTCTTCACCCTCGGTCTCGGCGTAATACTCGCCCACCTTCTTCCCTGCTTGGTTCGCCGGGAACAACGAGTTGATCCTGTCTTCGAGTTCGTCCCCGCGGAAGGCTTCCCGCATCTGCCCCAGCGTCAGGTCGTTGGGATCGCTGATATTGTTGGCGTTCATCGTCGCAAGCAGTTGCAGGTTGAACCGGGCCTTGTCGCGTCCCGTGAAGATTTCGTCCTCGGGATTGGAAATCGGGATCGGCTCGCCGGTGTAGGCGTTGGTGTAGTAGTTCTCGTAGCCGAGTTCCTTGGCCTTGGCGTGCGATGTCTGGATGTTGGCTTCTGCCTCCTTCCACGACTTCGCGGCCTCAGTCGCAAACGCCGTCAACTCTGGCATGTTCTTCTTGAGAATCTCCGTGGCCCGAGACGCGGCATCCTGCTCCGAGGCACCCTTGGAGACAAGGTTCTTGACCAGAGCGCCGTGGAGCACAGAGAACTGGGCCACCGCCTGCGACTGGTCTCTCGGAATCTCGAACTCGTACTTCTCTGCTAGGCGCATCACCTCGTCCTGAAGCACCTTCGGAAGATCGCCCCACGCCGTATACCGAAGCATCTCTAGCTTTTCTGCGCGTGCGGTCTCGTCGTCGCCCTTGGCTGGCTCCACCCCGGCTGGGAACATGCCGGTCTTGGCTGGCGCTCCCTTGGGCGCTTCCCCGCCCTGAGCTTCGCCCTTGGCGCTGGCCGCTGGCTTCTCTGCCGCGGTGCCGCCTGCACCGGGAAGTGATCCGCCCTGATGCTCGGGAATGCCCTCGTGCCCGAAGTGACCGGACCCCGGACCGCCGCGCTCGATGATGGGGTCGTCAGTGAAGACGTTACCCTTCTTGAACTGAGCGGCAAGCCGGGACTTGGCGTAGAGCAGTGCTTCTCTGCGGCCATCCGGGGTGTTCGGCCACTTCTTCGTTGAACCCGTGACCGCAATGTAGTTGTCCACGGTATTGACGTGGACAGAATACGTCTTCTTTGGCCTGCCGACGATGCCGCTGTCGCCGGAATATCGTCCGGTCCCGACGGACGATCCGAAGCGCATGGTTGGATATGGCGGGACACTCACGAAATACTGCCCCTGCTGTCTCTCCAATTCTCCCTTGCCGTATGCCTCAACGAGCTTCGAGCGGGCGCGCTCGTATTCCGCTTCGCTCTCCGTGATGGAGAGCGGCGCTTCGAGCGACGCGTTGTAGTCATTGAAAATCTTGTCGTCGGCGGATTTCTGAATGCGGTGCGCCGCTTCCGTTGCCTTGGTCAGCAGGTCCTCGTGCGTATCGCGCATCTCACGCCATACGTCGTAGTGGTCTGGCTTCAGCCCAAGACGTTTGGCAATCTCCTGCATCTTGGCTCCCGCCCGCAGGTAGTCGATGTAGTCAATCTCGGCGGCGTCCGGGGCCTCGGCCCGCATTCTGGCGAGTGTCCAGCCCATATACTCGACGTTCTCGATGTCCGCCATGTCCGATGGCTGTGAGCCTCCCCGCTTGCCGGGCCGACCCTCGTGCCCGTGGTGGCCTGAACCCGGCCCACCCCGCTCGGTGAGCGCCCTTCCGCCTCCGCCGCCGGTGGCATGGGCGGTTATGCTGAGACCAGCCCCATGATTCTGCCCGCCGCACGAGCACTCGCAGTTCGCCCCCTTGGCATAGTAGCATCGGGCATCACAGGGGATCGTGTCCTTGTAGACACCCTTGAGCCTCCCGATTTCCTTGAGAGGGTTCCCGGTCTTCGGGTTGACCATGCGCGGCGGGTTGCCTGTGTTGTCGCCAGCGCCCCACACCCGGACATACTTGTTGGGTCCGGCATCGGGCTTCGGCATCAGGAAGCCCTGCCATTTCGCGGTCTTGCCCTCCGACCATCGCTTGTCGGTGATGTCCGGTATCTCGCCGCGGCGCGCTTCGGCGTAATACACCTCCGGCCACTCCATCGTCAGGCGCTCGCCGGTCACGGTATCCTTGTAGAACCATCGGCGGCTGATGGCAAAGAACTGCGAGTTGCCCCACCCAGTTTCGTGCATTTCCCCAATGGGATACGGCTTGTTCGGCTCCATGATGGCTGGCAGTTCCACGACTTTCTGCCCCGCCTGCTCACGGACATACGGCTGGACAACAGGCGCGGTTGTAGAAGGCTCCGGCGGCTCCTCGGCCCGCTTGACCACCGTCACCACCCTTGGAAATCGTCCAGCCGTCAGGGTCGGTTTGTGGTTAGCCATTTCGCAACCTCGCTCTCTGCACCGGGTACAGGTACGCCTTCATCGGGTCTCTGCTCGCCATCAGCAGGTAGGAAAGCCACCGGCGGGACGCCGGACCAGTCTCCCAGTTGCAGAAGATCATGGACACGGGAACATCCATCGCCAGAATGGAGCCGCGCCCAACTTGCTCTGTCGCATACTCGGCCGCAACCCCCGGAGAGAAGGTCCACGGCGACAGATTGGAAATCTCAACGTTCACCCACCCGCCATCCATCTCGGCAGGCAGGAGCATGTCTGGCGTCTCGATCAGGCCTCGGTACAGGCGGAGGGTTGAGTCCCTCTCGAACCCCTGCGCCTTCAGGATGTCCTGCGTGTCGTAGTAGAGCACGCGCACAATATCCGGGAGCATCGTGACCATCCCCCCGGTTTCCAGCCCTGCGTCCTCCATGTAGAACTCGCCCAGCAACCGGCGCTTCCCGTTGTCGTCGAGCGCCGTCCAATCGGTCAAGGCCATCTGCCCGATGACGCCGGAGATGGTCTTGCCCTTCGCCAGCACCTCGATGGTCTCGTCCGGGTCGCCCTGCACCATCGCCCACCGGGGGATCGGTTCCCCGCCGAACACGGCCGTCACCGCCTCGGATAGCGCCACCATCTCAGGCCCGAGCGTGGCCCGTTCGAGCGCCGACCCCATGCCATCCAAGAACTCGATGCGCTCCCGCATGATGGGCGTCGGAATACGGTTGATGACCCCGGCGCGCTCCCCGGCGTCCCGCATGTCCCAACCTTCAGGCATGTGGTAGGCCCGAAGGTTGTAGCCCAGCCAGCGCAGGAGGCGCTCCCTGTCCCCGTCAAGCGGATTGGAAATCTCAGGCTTCCAGTCAGTCGGGGTCTCGACATCGGTCACAACGAACTGCTCGGGCAGGTCGATGGACAGGTAGGCGTGCGCCCGATCCACCATGTCGTCCGGCAAGTCCTTGCCAGTGCGCCAGTCGCTCGTCTTCTTCCGCTCGCGCTTGGGCGGGCGGTCGGCCCCTGAACGGGAAATGAGTTTCTGTGGAAACAACTTGCTCAAGCCAAGTCCCTCGACGGGAGGGCCTGCGAATGGGTCGTCGCCTCTCGGGACAGGCGGATCGCCGCCGAAGGACGGGGTGTAAGCAATATCCAGTAGCATGTCGAAGCTCGGGTACAGAGCGACCACGGATTCGAGGGCGTCGGCCTGAGAGCGCGTTGCTCTCCTTCTGCCAATGACATCGCCTACGGCAGATGTCGTCAGGTTCACCCGCAGATACCCAGCCTCGTACATCATGCCAACGCAGGCGGTTTCGTCTAGGTTATATACCTGAACCTTCGCGTTGCCGTTGTCGTCGAATTGCTCTCTGAGTTCCTTGGTCGGAATGGCCTTGAGTAGCGAAGGCTCGTTGCCGATTGCGTTCCGCATGGTCGTCTTCGCCGACCGCTCGTGGTCCAGCCCGTACCCCCCGATCCACTTTCCGTTCGGCATGAGCCACCAACTCGAATCCTGTGTCTTCGCCGTTTGCTTGTGTACCACCTCTGCGGAATCGGTCTCGGTGTACCCCGGATAGAAGTCCGCTAGATAAGCCTTCAGGCCGTTGTAGATGGCATCGAGTTGGGGGGCCGAGTAGTCAATCGCCCTCAATCCTTCGATGGACGTTCCCGGTCTTCCTGCAACCGCCTGACTGGCCTCGGACGAATGGAAATCGCCCGGCTGGTCGATGTAGGCTTGCAGGTAGGCCGGAAGGGTGCCGTCCTGAATCATGTTCGCCAGTTTCTCGTTGACGTTCTTGCCGCGGTAGGCGCTCACCACGCCATCGTCGAAGAGGGTCGCCTTGACCTCAGGCGGAATGCGGGCCTCAAGGAAGTGGGCGCGCTCGTGGGCAAGGATGTCCTCTTGGTCCGCCTTCGAGTGCCCGAAGAACTTGTCGGGGTCCACCGAAATCGTGCCGTCGGGGTTTGCCATTGCGATAATCTCGCCCCGCAACTTCTCGACGCGCACGTTGTCCGGCAGACTCCCCCCAACCTCCCCCGGCCGTCCTGCGTGATCGAAGTGGCCTGATCCGGGACCGCCGCGCTCGACCTTGGCGGAATCGCCATGCGCGCCTCTCAGTCCCATGAAGAGGCCCTCGTAGGAATCGTCAATCACAAACCCTTGGCTCGTCATTCCGGCCTCTGCTCATAGCGATAGGTGAAAACACCGGGGAATGCGTCGGCGACCTTCCTCCACGCCGCATCTAGGTTTTTGTAGAGAGAAACCTGTGCGACGAGGCGCTCCGATTCCGACAAGGCGGCAAACTGGTCCGGCGTCGGCACTCTTTCGCACCCCATCTCAAGGAAACGCTCGGCGGTCTGGTTCTCGGAGTCCGAGAACGAGCGATTCATGGTAAAGCGGTAGGTCCCTCTATCTGTGGTGACAATCCCAGTGACCGGAAAACCTAGCGACGCGCCCTGTCCAATCTTTCGCTCTCCGTAAACATTGTGCATGTATTGAACGGAAGCAATGTCGGTTGGCGAAGGAGGCGACTCCATCGTTGACGGGTCATCGTCGTTTGGCGGATGGTTGTGTATGACCACGATTTCTTGGTCCCTCTTCCCTTGCTTGACTATCGAGGCGAACACATCGTCCGGGATGACGATTCGCTTGTTATCCCCAACGAGGTAGCGCCGACCGTCGTCCCGAAGGGCAAGAAGGCCGGTCTTGGTGATAGCAGAGAACGCTTCGTTTCTGTCTGTGGCTCGCTCTCTGCCCCATTCCTCAATGAAGATGTCCCTATCGGTGATGACTTCGTATGGCCTATCTGGATTGTCGGGATTCGGACCGCCAACGACCTCTGCGAACTGCCCGTTGAGTCGCATCTCCTTGGCCTTGGCGTAAGCGCCGTCTCGCGCCTCTCCCCACCAGACGCGACCCTTGGCTTTGTCTTCGGCCCCGTGGAAATCCCCCGGCTGGCTCCCGCCGACCTCGCCCGGCCGTCCGGCATGATCGAAGTGCCCTGATCCGGGACCGCCTCTAGCTACCAGCCGCCGGGTCACGCCCGAGACCTCTACGAACAGCCGGTCGCCAGCCTCTTTCGGAAGCCGGGTGGCGTCCACCTGCCGGTAGTCCCCATTCCACACCACAACATCCTCGAACCACAGGGGATCGGTAGGGAACCCGTCCAGCCCGTCCAGTGATCCACGGGGGTACAAGCCGAGGGTGATATGCGGGCGGTAGATGCCGGGCGGGGCATAGGACGAGACTTCGAGGCCCAGCGCCAGCGCCCGATTGAAAATGTCGGTCTGGATACGGGGGAGCGCCGGACACGGGTCCAGCACGAGTACGAGGTAGTCGCCCCACGCCTCGACGCGCACGCCCTCCGTAGAGAACGCCAGCGGCAGGCTCATCCCTCGCAGGATCGCCTGAGCCGTCGCGTCGTCAGGAATGTCCGAGGTCAGGAGCGTGCAGTGCAGACGCTCTCTGGGATACCACTCGGCGCTGACGCCTTGGGCTTTGAGTGCGGACTGCACACGCGTAAGCACTCCGGGGTTTGCGACCCGGAGCGCGACGCACATGACATCCGCTTCGCGCAGGATGAGGTCCATCCTCTCACTCCATTACTTCGACGCCCCACCGGACCTTCCAGCCAATCTTCGTCAGGTGCGCGACGAATGAGAATGTGATTCCCGTGACCACTTCCGAAAGCACTGGCACATAGATCGGTGCCACCACGTTCACACCGAGCGGCCACGCAAGGAGCGAGAACACCCAACAGCCCAGACAGAAGTCGCATCCGCCCAATTCCGATAGGAACGAGTGCAACTTCCAGATGCGTCTGGTAGGCCCACTGGTCTGCAAAGTCCAGACCAGCAGGCCACCCAGTACGCCGAGAGCGACCCAGTTCATCGCACAAGCACCCAGAGGAACGGAATCCCGCCCTGCGGGTCAAAACCCAGAGGCTCGGCGACTCTCAGCTTGTATCCCTGCGTGATGTACGCATCGAGCAGGGCGTCCGCCTGAAAGCCCGTCAGCGAATCCGGTCCGCCAGCGCCGCTCAGGCGGCGCGTCATGTGCTTTGCTTGGCTGAACGTTTCTTCGCCAACACCGAGACGCCGGAGGACCCAGAGCACATTGACGCCTTCTGGCCCGTAGCCGAGGGATCGGATAGTGAGCAGGTCATAGCCAGCTTCTAGGTACTTCCCAATCTCGGCATCAGCTTGGGCACCAGACCACACTCCTATGCCGTCTCCGAACGCGGCTAGGGTGCGTACAAGGTGCTTGACTGAATAACCGGAGTCAACGCTCGACGGCGTGAGTGTTGCCATGCCCTCACTGTCGGCATCCCCGGCCATAGGCGCAGGCGTGCTCATCTCATCCTCTATGGGAGGAGTTGCAGGGCCTCCGGCGCTCGGTTCGTCCTTGGTCACAACACTTCGCTTTGCCACTTCGTTCTCCTGCCCGCTCACTACTTACCGAGCCACGGCATGTAGTCGCCGGTGCTCAGTTTGGACAGCAATTCTTCGCTGTTGAAATCAATCTCGCAGTGGCACACTTCTGGATGGGCGGGCGGTGTCGGCGAACGTTCTCCTGTCCGCTTCGTGAACACCGTCTCGTATTGGTAATCCATCGGGACGAAGCCCAGTTCTTCGTTGGCTTTGCAGATGACGCACGGATGCACGTTCCCGGCCTCCGTCACGCCCGTCTTGCCCCGGTGGACCCACACCTTCTGAGTCAGACCGCTCCGCGACAGTTGACCCAGCCGCCCCATGTTCTCGGCCCGATTGACCTCGGTCTCGACGATGGATTGAGTCCGGCGCTGGCTCATGTCGGTCAGCCCGCGCTGGATGAACTCAGCCACATCGCCCATGAAGTCTTCCTGCGACAGTATCCAGTCGGCGGATACCCCATCTCGCAAAGCCCTTGCGATCTGCGGCCGGGCAAGCCCCTGTCTTACGCCAGCCATAACGATCCGCTTGACGTAATACTTCGTCCCGTCGTCCACCCAGCGCACAAGGTCGGCGGCGTAGTCCGACAACTGCTTCAGCGTCTTCTTGTTCACGAGGTCGAAGGACATGCCGAGCAGTTCAGGGGATGAGCGCAGACCGTCTTCGTACAGCGACCGCACGATTGCCAGCGCCATGTCCTGCAAGCCCACGGAATACGAGCGGGCGAGGACGGCCACGATGCGGGTCTTCTCCAACTTGGAGAGCGTCCGCCACCAAGGATCATCGGCCAAGTGCTTGTCGAGTTCCGCCTTGATGTCCTCGTTCGCCCGAATGACCACCGGCTCGTTCAGGTCGCTCGGCTCGTCAGCTTCGAGGGCCTCCATCTGCGGGAGATACCAACGCTCGATGGTCTCGTCGTCCATATTGGAAAAGATGCGCTGGACCGTGGGAACCATCGCCCGGACGGTCGCCTTGATGAGCCTGCGCACCCGAATGCCCTCGGCCTTCATCCCGATGGCCTCGATGCCCGGCCGGAAAAGGGCCTCCATGTCCGCAATCAGTTCTTCTCGACTCTTCTGGTCGGGGCGCGACTTGGAGCGGGTCAGAAGAGGGGTCAGGCCCCCACGCCCGCCATCCGACACGGGAACCTTGTCATCCTCGCCCTCCATTGGAAATGCGGGCTTGGCCCCCGGCTGTCCGCCGTTTCCGAAGGGCGATCCCGGCATCGCCCCGAACGGGCTGGGCGGAGGCGGAGGCGGCTCCTCGGGAGTGGCATCCGGGTCAATCTCGGTCCTCAGAAGGCCCTGCGCCACAATCTCGTGCCGGGCTTCGGACCGCTCAAGGATGGAGGCTGTGACCAACTGCGTCAACCCCTGCCCGATGGCGACCAGCGCCTTGCCGTTCGCCAGTTTGGTTTCGGAGTCGTCGTCTACCCAAGTGAACACGACTTCCTTGGGAAGAATGGAGTTGAAGTGGTTTTCCAGCTTGGAGCGCGCCAGCGCAAAGCCGTTGCGTCGGGTCTGGCGCTCGCCACGGATGACACCGGCCAGTGTCTTCTCTCCGCCCATCTCGTCCATGCCGATGTCGGAGAGGCGCATCCCATAGCCAGCCGCCACGATCTGCGCGTAGCGCAGGGTGATGGCGTCGTACATCATGTCGGTCGGTGGGCGGTTGAACGGAATCCAGACAGCGGGCTTATCGTGCCCGTATAGCACCGGGACCTTCATCCCGTCGATGCCTTGGAAAAGCGAGCGGAAAGAGTCCAGCCACTCGCCCGCCGATTCCTCGTCCATGTCCAGCAAGTCGAGGATGCCAGCCTCGGGGGTGTCGAGCAGGAGGTTCGAGTAATACTTGTCGCCCCGGAACAGCATCTCGATGGCGAGGTAGACCTTCTCCGGCGGTGCCATGCCCCAGCCCGAGCGCGTGATTTCCGGGCGAGGCGACATGAACATGCGGGCGATGTTGTGCTTTGGAAATAGGACTGTCCGGCCCGGAACTTCCTTGACCGACTGCATCACCGGGAAGTCGGGGTTGGCGGTCGGGATCAGGGTCCCGCCGTCAACGTGCTCGATCCACACTACCGGGCCTTCTGGGTCATCGTTCTCGCGACCGATTTCAGCCGCCGCTCCAAACGGCAGGTCGAGCATGTCCTGAAGCATCAGTTCAACGTAGGTGTCGAAGTCGCCTTCGGCGTGCTCCAAGAGGTCGGTGTAGAAGTCGATGGCCTCGCGCACGTCTTCCCGGCCCATGTCCTTCGACTTCTTTGCCTGAAGCGTCCAATCCATCGAGAGCACGTTGTTGATGAGGGTGTCGCGGCAGATGACGGCGATGGACTGATTCTTGACAAAGGATCGCCAGCGGTCGGCCTGCAACCATTGGGGAGCGCCCCAGTAGGGCACCCAGCGGTAGAGGTAGTGTTCAAGCTGGACGGCCTTCTGGCCCTTCGGGTCAACTGGCTCGCTCGGTACGTCCAGAGCCTTGCTAGGCTTGTCGTTCGCCATTGGGTGCCTCCGCCGCTTCCAGACGCGTTGAGTCGGAGAAGAATATGCCTTCCGACAAGGATAGCATAGGCTGTTTTCGTCCCTTGTGGAAGGATAAACGCACCATACCCCCAGACTCAAACATGCTTGAAACTCACCTTTCTGAATAGCCGGGTGACGCCGGTCTCGTGGTTGAAGGCGGTCGAGGAGGCGTCCACCATGTCGTCGTGCTTCCCGTAGGGGAAGTTGGCGATCTGGTCGAGATACTTCTTGTTCCACGGCCCCCGGAGCATGACGACGTTCCCGGCGTTGACCTGAGCGGCCAGCGGCGAGGCCCGCACCCGCTTGTCGCCGGACGATGGGATGCCTTCCACGTCAAAGCCCTTGAGGAGCTTGGTGTACCGGCCAACCTGCGCCTTGCCAGACTGCCCCGGCTCCTGCTCCAAGCGCACCTTCACTGCCACCCCGTCGATTTGCGCCGTTTGGAGCATCAGCGTCTCTACATGCTCAGGCCCCAGCCGGTCGTTCGTCACGTCCAAGATGTAGGTCTTGTCCTTGAAAACGACCGTCAGCGCCGAAGCTGTGGAGTCCGGGTCTGGCTTATCCACGTCCTTTTCGGTCGCCGCCAAGTCCCAGAACCGCGTGCCGCGCTTCACCCGCACGATTTCAGGGAAGGCCAAGGCGTCAGTAGCGTCCCATGTGACCTCTGCGACCTCGGCGGGAACGGCATTGACAATCTCAATGCGCCCGACCTTGAACATCGAACCCTTGGGCGGCGTCGGGTTCTGTTGATACTCGGCGTTCCAGACGTATTCGCCCAGCTTCTCACGCAGGTCTTCAAGGTACTCCCGGCCGTAGCGGCTGGGAGCCAGCGGCTCACCCTCCGGCCGATTGAGAATGTCGCCCTCGCCCAATGACAGCGCCGGATACGTCAGGACCTTCCATGCTCCGCCTTCCTCGATCCTGCCTTCGTTGGCGAGGATGCGGGCGGCGAGGTCATCTTCGTGCCATCGGGTCATAATGAACAGGAGGCTGGCCCTCTGCCAAAGCCGGGTCGTGAACGTGCCGTTCCACCATGCCCAGACGCTTTCCCGCATGGTCTCCGACTGTGCCGCCGCCCAGTTCTCCACGGGGTCGTCCACGATGCCCAGCCCGAAGCCGTGCCCCGTGATGGCCCCGCCCACTCCGACCGCCAGACAGTAGCCCTTGCGGTTGAGCAGGTGCCAGTCATGCTGTCGCCAGTTGGCCGGGTCCCGCATGTCTTGGAAGATGTCGAAGAACTGTTCGGTCGCCATCACGTCGCGGGCCTGACGGCTGTTGCGGTAGGCCAGCGAGGCGGCATAGGAGACGAGGCCAATCGGCAGGTCGGGGTTGTTTGCCAGCCAGAAGCCGGGCGTCCGGGTAGACACGAGTTCCGACTTGCCGTGCTGGGGCGGGGCGAAGACCATCAACTTCGTGGACTTTCCCTCCCTAGCGTCCATTACTAGATTGGTAATCTCATCCGCAAGGTGAGCGTGGAAGCGGTCCGCCCGGTAGGCCGGATACGTCAGCTTCGTGTACGTCAACAGGTCATGCGCCGCTATCTGAACCGGCGTCTCGGTCTTGTTGATTCGGCTCTGGTCAGCCCTCATCGTCTTCATGGATTTGTGAAGGTTCTCTTGGACGACCTTGTTCTTTTCGGCTTCCACTCGGATGCGCTCGGTGAACCATACCGCCTTGTCCTCGCCTTCGGTAACGGCCACCTGCCCGAGGGATGGAGGCTCAAGGAATCTATCGCGGTCATCGAGGTCGATCCGTTCTGCCGGAAAGACGGTCGGAGTTCCAAGTCGCACTACGATACCTCACGCGCTACGGCATCAATCGTCACTGCCTCATCTTGCTCGCCCAGTTCCTTCGTCCGGGAAGGAGATAGCTTCGGGTGGGCGGCTTCCCGCCCACCGGGTAGAACCTGCGACGCCTGCTTGTAGAAGCGCAGGCGGTCGCTGGGGTTGGGGATGTAGACCATGCAGAGTTCGAGTATCCATGAAACGAGTTCGATGAATTGGCCGGGATTGATAACCCCCGAGTTGCGGATCAGCCATTCCCTTTCGCTTTCCACCAGCTTATGATGGATGATGATGTTCTGGCGTATTTCCCCCCATGCCTGTTGTTCCAGCGCCATCGGGGCCATCGCCCGTTCCAGTACGGAAAGGCCGCGCCGGACTCTCTCTGGATCGCAGTCCATCTGAAGCGCGGCGTTGAAAACCTTTATGGCGTCCTCAACCATCCTGATCGAAACGCCCTGCTCCACGCTGTCGATGTGCGCCTGCAACTCTGAGGTGCGCGCCCCGAGCAAGGCAATCTCCGCCGCAACGGAGATGAGTTCTTCGGAGTTCATAATGCGGTCGTAGTCTTGGGAAATCTTCTTGGCGACGAAATACTTGCCGCGCTTGGGGACGTGACCGACGTTGGCTCCGTGCATCCTACAGACGGGGTAGTTCGTGACCGAGAGGTTCTTGCACTGGCGGTCAAAATCGCAGACAGGGCACTTCATCGCCTTGTCGCCGCGCTTGTAGCGGTACTGGCAACCGTTGGGGTTCCGGCAGACCTTGTTGCGGGCGTGGCACCTGACGTTGGTGTTTACTACGTCAAGCGGTATCGCCTTGCGCTTCGCCATAGTGAGATTGGAAATGCTGTCTCACGTCCAGCGAACGTGCTTCGCGTGGTCCGTGCCCCCGTCGCGGATACCGGGGAGGCTTCGTCATCCATCGAGCAGGAACCAGCCCGAGTGCCGTGTCCGCACCACGACCCCGGAAATCAGCTTGGCGGCGACGTACAGGGCCACGCTCCCCACTACGACGCCCGTGATGACCTTCAGGAGCAGTGCCAGCAGGAACCCAAGGTCGTCGTTTCCACAACCTCGCTCAGGGTCGCCCGCCGTCGGTAGCATCTGCCGCTCCTCGATTGGAAATCCAGACCTTCTGGCTCATCATACCGGAAACGGAACAGTATTGCAAGGGGGGGGCACGAATCAGCGGGCGTAGTTCTGGCGCACAGCGTCAAGGTCTTCTCGCCAGTCGGGTTGGTCGAACGTCACCCAGTTCACGCCGTCAATTCGCCATGTCGAGGGGGAGCGGTAGACCGGCTTGGGGTCCATCGTCACTTCGAGCGCCGGGAAGTAGAACTCCACTCGTTCGAGGAACCAGTCGCTCAGGGAAACGGGGGTGAAATACTGAGCCACCTGAGGCGGGTACTTGCTGACGACGACATCCTTGTACCAGCCGTTGTCCAGAACCGTGTAGCCGCCGTAGCGATGGCCCCTGACCAGCCCCCAGCGTTCGGCGGTCTCAAAGCCAACCTCGACCGCTTCTCCGCGGCTGACGATCACGCCGTACAGGTCTCCCCGCCGGGCACAGTCCACCACGAGGAACGGGCCTTCCCACGTCGTCACGCCCCAGTAGGCCACATGACCTATCCAGTAGGTCAGCCCCAAGTCCGAGCACGTCGTCCCGCTCACGCCATCCACGAAGCCTTCGAGTGACAATCCCCGGACCTCGGCCGTGGCCTCCATGATCCCCGGAGCGTACCACGCCGCCTTGCCATGCACGACCGGCGGGGTCACGAGGAACCACGAGGAGTTGCGGATGAGGCCGGGTATCCAAGTCTGATGATTGCCCCAGTAGCCGTCGATGGGGTTTCCGTCGTCGCAGGCCGGGGAGTCCCACTCGTCGTAGTTGGCCGGACACCCCTTGCCAGCCTCGGTCGATCCGGCGCTGGCTAGGAACAGGCAAAGCGCAAGGATGGCGACGAGCGTCGGGGTCCGTACGCGGATTGGAAATCGCATAAGGGGCTAGTCGTCCACTTCGATGCCAGCCTGTTTGAGGTAGGCTACGGCATCGTCCCGGTACACGGACTCTTCTTCGCCCGGCCCAATGTACCCAAGGAAGTTCTGCGTGTTCTCGCAGATGGCGACTTCGGTGCCTGCAAGCAGGCCCTTGACGCCGGTGCGGTCTATGCCTTCCTCATCCCGCCACCGGCATAGCGCCCACCCAGCAAGGGGCAGGCTGTAGACAATGCCTTCGTCCTCGGGATCGGCGTTCGCAAACACCGCCCGGAACATCACGGCATCGAGCAACTGGACGATCAGGGGGTTCCGCTCGTTGAATGGCGTGCTCATGGCTCCAATGATACACACTCCGGCAATCGGCGCAAGCGCCACATCCGGTGCCGGAAACGAACGCTCCTATACGAGCTTGAAGGATAGCACCCAGACCTCAGGATTGCCCGGCCCCTCCGGGTTGAGCTTGTCCCACATCTCAAAGAAGGCGTACCGGCTTGGAAATCCCTCGCGCTTGGCTCCGCCAGCCGTGATGTCCGCCAGCCGCTCGCGGCGGATGGCCCGGAGTTTGATGCGGGGGCCGATGCCGGGCTTGCCTCGGCCGGGCTGGATGCTGTAGGTCTGACCCACCCGCCACTTGACGACCTCCTGCCCACTGCCCGTGCCATAGCGCCAGTGCAGGACCATCTGAATCTTGCCATCGGCCATCACCGAACTCTCGCCGGGCTTCACGATCCGCCGGGTCTCCGTCTTGTCCCCTCGGAGGATCGCCTTGCACAACTCGGGCTTGAACAGCATCTCAGGCTCCTTATTCAAGCGAAAGGCGCTTTGGTTGAATAGCGCCGCCGCTATTCAAGCGAACTAGAACTGCACGTCGAAGTCCAGCAGGACCAGCGGCCCAATGGCAATCCGCAGGCTGTAGTAGCCGCCCCAATTCCAGCCGACATCGAAGCCCACCATCCAGTCCTTCGAGTTCCACGCCAGCAGGCGCAGGCTGAACGGGCAGTCGAACGACCACCAGTTCCAGTCGCACAGGAAGCGGGAGTCGAACGGCTGGTCGTTGTCCTTGTCATCCACAGCATCGCCGTTGTCGTCAACCGGCTCGTAGGTCATGGCGAAGACATTGGGTTTGCACGGATAGATTTCGCCAACCACCCCTTTGATAATCCAGTCTCCGGGCGAGGCCTCCATCACGCCTTCGTCCGTATGCAGAAGTAGCTGATTTCCGTCCATGCCGTAGCTGGCGTGCGGTCCAGCGAAACCCATCACCACATCCCGCGTCACGGGGTCGCCCTCGTAGCGCACGGCCTCGATGACGACCGGCATCTTGCGGAACTTCATCATAGCCAGCCTCCAACCCACAGCAGAAGTGCGGAGAACAAGGCGAAGACGAGGGCCTTGAAGAGCGCGTTGGGCACCCACCCATCCTGCCCGCGCATGAAATGAAGCAGTGCGAGGATGAAGCCCAAGAGGGCACCGATCCACATGCCACAGCCCATCGTCCCGAGGAACAATTCAGATTCCATAGTAGTGCTTCTCCATCCTGCGCCGCCAGCGCCGGGCGTTGTCCTCGGCCAGCGACTCGCTCCCCTCGTCGGTGAACTGGTAGGTCGTCGTCCGCCGCTCGCCGGGGGCCGGAGCGATATGCGCCTGAACCACGTCCCGGCTCGACTCCTTGCGCCCGGAGGTCGTCTTGCAGTAGCCGAGGCTGTCGGGTAGGATGCGGCGCTCGGTATGGGGCTTCCCCAACTGGCGCTCGAACTCGTTGCGCATCCGCTGTGCCGATGGGAGGGATCGAGCAACCCCCCACAGCCGGATGCCGCGCCACTGCACGATCACCTGCCACAGACCCCGGCTCTCCCGGAAGTGGATGCCCTTGTACCCGGTATTGGAAATCACGTCTTCGTCTCCTTCGGTTCGGGTAGAGCGGCACGTCCGACTACCGCACCGCTTAGGCCCGAGTTGTAGAGCGCCTTGGCGTTCTCTTCTCCATAGGCAATGAGCACCGATGGCCCCGGCCCCTGCTTTGCCGTGTATGTTCCGGGACGAAAGAATGCGATCCTTCCGAAAAAGAAGAGGAGCGCGTCGGCAAAGGGCCAAACCCATTGCTCGAAAGCGTCAGTCTCCGTTCGGGCGTAGGTCAGAGCAATACCGTTGCCGTGGCTCGCCATGCGGCGCACCCAAGGGCCAAGGTCTCCATAGGGCGGGTTGCACCACACCCTGCCCTCCCATTCTGCCCGCAGGCCGTTGTCCACCTGCGTCAGCATCCTGTTTGCCGTAGGCCACGTCTGACGCATGGATGCGCACGGGTCAAGGTCAAATGGTCCAAGCGCCTTCAGGATGTAGGGTGGCGTGAGCCAGTCATCGGACGCCTGTTGCGCAACCTCGTGCCCGAAACCCATGCGTTGCTGTTTCTCTTTCATCCTTGTGTCTTCGCCTCCTTCGGCTCAAGCATGGCGGCGAGCGTGAGCGCCTGCGACTTCACCTTCCACGGCAGTCCGTCAATGTACGTTTGCATGTACGCGTAGCCGTACTGCTCGATCTTCTGTAGGAGCAGGATGCGACGGGCGTTGTGGCTGTCGGCCATCTTCCCGACGTTGTGGGCGAGGCAGACATCCGAGATGAGGGGGGCGGGGCAGGTGCGCAGAAGGTCCCGGACCTCCGCGTTGCCTCTCGCCATATTTTTCGAGATGAGGTGATGGCCGTGAAGAGGCCCCCTGCACTCGACGAGGTAGCCCTTGAGCGCACATTCCTTCACCCTTTGGCCTGCTCCAAGACCGCCATGAGCATCCCCTGAAGCAGTCCGCTCAGATAGACGAAGAAGATGCCCGCCACCACGCCGAGGGCCTGCGAGAAACCGAGGCCCATCTTGTCGAGGGCCAGCATGATGATGCCCATGCCCAACAGGAGGAACCCGAGGATAGTCGCCTTGGCAATCCACAGGTCGCGCTTCTCTTTGCTCATTCGTAGCCTCCCATCCCCGCCCCCAGCGGCACGAGGTTGATTCCCTCAGCACCCAAGCCCAGCCCGATGCTCCCGTCAGTGATGTTCCAGCCCAACTGCAAGCCGCCAGCGGCAGGCACGCTGTACGCTGGGCTGTACGCCGGGCTGTACGCTGGGCTGTACGCCGCGCCGCCGATGGAGCACATGGCCTGCACGCCGTTGGACAGGGTGCAGGGGAACCAGCCGTGATCCGGCGTGGGGACCACCGTGGGGCACAGACAGGCGTCGGCCGTCACCGGGCACCCCGAGCAATCGACGGCCGGGCCTTGTCCCCAAGGCGTGCTCAATAGGTAGGCTATCAGCCCAAGAGTGACAATCGTTGCCAACAAGACTCCTGCGAACCGCACAACGTAGTACCGGGTGAAGTCATCCATCGTCTTCCCCCGTCTCCTCCAACATCCCGCCCACGAACCGGGCGAGCCAAACGATAACGCCGAGCACCACGATGATGACCGACGACCCTATGGCAAGAATGGTAAAGGTAAGCGAGTCGCTACTATAGTGCATGACCCAAGGCCTCCATCGTTTCCTTCACCTTCTTATCCTTGAACCCACAGAACATGCAGTCGTCGTTGTGTCCGACCCCAACGATGTATCTCATGCCAGCGTCGAGCCTCTTGATAACGACGGCCGGAGGCAGGCCGGTATCCGCGTAGCGGACAGTCACTTCGATGGGGCGGTTCCCGTGGTCCGGGCGCGGCATCATCGTAAACGTCACGAAGTTCTTGGCGTCCATGCCTTCGAGCAGGGCGATGCACCGGGAGGAGAAATCAGCAATCGCGGCGAAGGATGCTTGGACCTCAAACGTGGGCTTCCCCTCGCGCTCGGAGAGCTTGACCGACTCGATGCGCACGTCTTCCAGCCGGGTCATGTTGGCTCGCATCCGCCAGTCGATGTAGGCCCCGGCCGCTTTGTCTATCCACCCGAGCATCACCGATCCTCCCCGCTACCCTTGAGCGTGCCCCGGTCGGCCCGGTCAGCCAACTTCGCTAGGTTGTCGTTGGCGATGCCGCTCAGAGAGACGCCGAGCACGTTCGCCGCCTCCGCCAGATACCAGAGTTGGTCGCCTATCTCCCCAATCAGCCAAGCCCGCACGTCGAACGGCAGGCTCTCGGGCTTGGAAATGTCGGCCCCCTCGAAGTCGCCCCGGATCACCTTCTTGACGTATCCCTGAAACTCTCCGGCCTCACTCCCCATGCCCAAGGCCAGATACACCAGCGCCGCGTCCTTCGGGTAGACGGCGGTCTCCGCCGTGCGATCTTGATACTCGTCGAGGGTCAAAGGCTCAGTCATCTTGGAAATCTCTCCCTACAGACAACCGCAGTTTACTCCGGTTCGGTGATCGGCGCAAGGGTTAGCGCCGGGTCCAGCGCCACAGGTTGCGCGCATGGATGACGCTGTAGGCGATCACGCCCGGCAGGAAGCCCCATTGCCGGGTCCCGACCGTGTAGGCCAGCCACAGGACTTGCCCCACCAGCCCCACAGCAGGCCCCCAGCGGCTCTTGTTGCCCATCAGCCAGAGCATCAGGCAGGAGACCGCCGACAGGACCCAAGGGAACCACTCAGCGTGTGTCATGGCGGCTAGTCGCAGTCAATCGCTACGAAGGCCCCATCACAGGACATGCAATCGTTCTGGACCATGATGCACGCATCAGGGAGATAACCGGGGCGCGTCACGAGCAACTGATAGACTGTGGCTCTCCCAACTCTGTCGGCAGAGAGCACCACGGTCCCGGCCCCCTTCTCAATCGCCACGGGCGCGGCGGCGGGCGGCGAGTCCATTTGCGTTTCCGTTGCGGACGAGACCGGGGCGCAGGATGCGATACCCGCCAGAATGAGAACCAGCACAAGCCCCGTGTAGACAACCACCAGCCAACGCCAATTCGGTTTCATATCAGCCTCCCTGTTGGGCAAAATCCTTCCAGTCAACCCAGTCAATCTGCGTCGGCGGTCGTCTGATCGTCGGGCAGTAATCCCAGACGAACCACGCGAACGCAATCATGGACGACGACTTGTTGCCCTCCCACCCGACGCGGTGCATCCGAGGCAGACGCCGAGAGAAGACATGAACTCGTGTCGGTGGATGGACTTGAAAAAGGCCTCCACGCAGTCCTTCGAGAAAAGCCAATCGCAGAAGCAGGCACGCCTTACCGCCGGTCTGTGCAATGTGGCCGATGCTTGTCAGCACGAACTTGTTTGCGATGCGATAGGGGGGATTGGTCACGATGTCGATGAACCGAGATGGAGGCGGATGCCGCAGGAAGTCCGTGCCCGTCACGATGTCCGACTCCACGACCTCGATGCCTCGGGAGCGCAGGACCTTGGAAATCGCACCGTCGCCAGCCGCAGGCTCCCAGCAAGGGGACGCCAACTTCTCGCAGGCGCACAGGGCTTCGGTTGCCACGGGAGGCGTCTCGTAGAAGTCTCGGGAATCTCGCCCGTTGTCTGTGGTAGCGCCGACTGAGCGCCCCGCCCACTTCGCGTCCCTGCTCTTGGTCACGCGAGTTGCCCCCCGAACAGCGGCAGGTCATCGAGGCGTCCGACCGGCGTCCGCTTGAGCACGCGCACCGCCGCCTCTTCCCGGAGGTACTGGCGACTGATGTCCAGCCCGGCCCAGTCCACGCCCAACTCCTCAGCCGCCAGCGCAGTGCTCCCTGACCCGATGAACGGATCGAGCACCCGCCCGGCGACCGGCTCCCGTGGGTCGTCGCACGAGCACGACGGCCGGTAGCGGGCAGTTGTGTAGGACTGTGACCATCCCATGCCGCAGGCCGGGCAGGCATGGCGCGGGACAGTGGAGGCGATCAGGGGCACGACCAGCGACGGGGGGTACGTTGCGAAGTGCTCGCCCTTGTAGTTCGAGCGGGCCGGGCGCAGAATGTCACGGGGATTGGCGTCGGTCTGCATGACCATCTTGGCGGCGGCGCGGTCGGCCCAGTAGCCCATGCCCTTCGTGAGCATGAAAATCTGCTCGTAGGAGCGGGTATGCCGCCACGATCCTTGCCGCAGGCGCTCAGGGCCTTCTCCGCCGCTTCCCTTGCATTTGGGGCACTTGGGGTCCGGCCCGATGTCCCCGGCCTTCCTGTAGACCCTGTGGCGCTCCACGCCTTGCTCTGCCATCTGCTCCCGGATGCTGGCTTCCCTCCGCTCAGTGGTGCAGGTGCAGGAGTCCGGTTGCCAGCGCCAGCCGTCGATAGGCTCGGGCATCACGCTGTCCTTGACCCAGAGCGGCACGCCGCGCAGGGTCCAGCCATCAGCCTGCAAGGCAAAGGCCAAGCGCCAAGGGATGCCGATAGCGTCGCCGGGCTTGAGACCTTCGAGATGATGTCCGGGGTACTTCGGCTGGCCTTCCTTCAGCCCGCCCTCGTTGTAGTCCCCGCCAGCCCCGCCCGATCCGTTGTAGCTGTCTGCGATGTTCAGCCAGAGCACGCCGTCTTCCCGCAGGACCCGCTTGACCTCGCGGCAGACAAGGAGCATGTGCCAAACGTAGTCCTCGACGAAGGTCTCGGAGCCAAGCGCCCGGCGCATCTCAGGGACCCGCGCTTCGTGGAAGGTGTTGCCTGCCATGATGCGGTAGTAGCCTCCGGGCCAAAGGATGTCCTGCTCCCCGTGATACGCGCGGAGGCCGAAGTAAGGAGGCGAGAAGACAACCGAATGGAAATGCTTGTCGGGGAAGGGCATCTGGTGTGCAGTGCCCTGAGCCATGATGCCTGTCATCCGTCATCCTTCGGCTTGTTGCCCATCGCCCGTGCGCTCATGCGCCCGGCCAGCGGACCGATGAAGTCCAAGTCCTTCTGCATCCGGCGGATGGTGCGGCGCTGGTCAGTGATCCGTCGGTGATTGCGCCGCGCCCAGTATGCGGCGTTAGTATACCGCGCTTGCCACTTGCGCGCAACCTTCCGGGACTTCCCGATGAGCCGGAGCGCCCGCCTGTAGTTCTGCTCCAAGGCCAGAACGTTGCGCAGGGGGTCCGACTCATGCTTCAAGGGGCTGACTTCCCGGCACAACTCGGAGAGCACGGCGTAGGCTTCGAGCGGGTCGTCCGTCGGGTACAGCATCCCCCACTTGTCGGGCATCCACTCGTACAACGTCTTGAGCAGGGCAATGGAAATCGTCCGGGCCGTGTCCAGCCGGAACTCGATGCCCGGCTCGGTCTGCGGATTGGCCGTATTCACTCGGCCATCTGGCTCGCGCAGGATCGGGGCGAGGCTGACGTGAACCTCTCCTCCCTCCTGCCAACTCGCGATACGCCACCAGCCGAACCCGTCCGGCTCACTTGGCGCTTCGACCTTGAGAATGGCAATCCGCTCATCCATTGTTGCCTCGCAGGAACGCCCACATCGACCGGCGCTTTGGCCTCGGGAAGAAGCTGTCCACGTCCTCTCCGATCAGCGTGTACCGCGATGCGTCTTTGACTGTCCCGTTTTCCGGGGCGAATGCCGACTCGCTCAGGAAGTCGCGGGTCTTGGCGAAGGCCACGGCCTCATCCCGGTCGAGGGTCAGGCGCTTCTCCATCGTTGCCGCCCGCACGACATGGTACATCGCCCGGAGCAGGGCCTCGGCGCTGTCGGGATCGCCGATGATGCGGTCAGTCAAGAAGGTCTGCCTCTTGCGCTTATCTTCCCGTATCCATGCTTCGAGATTCGCTTGCTCCTTTTCCTTCGTGGCCTTGGCTCGCACAGCCATCTCCCGCCACTTGTTGTAGTCGTCCCGCGTGCGCTCAGTTTCCAGATACCACTTGGCGCGTGTCTCGTCGTTCAACTGGCGAGCGATGGCAACGACATCCGCCCGCGTCCGCTCAAGCCGCTGGTCTGCTTCCTGCCTCGTTTCCGGCACTCTGAATCCGGGTGGCATCAGTGTCCTCCATGAAGATGTTGTCGCAGTCGCATATACCTGCCTGCGCTCGTGTCTGAAAGCCGAAAGCGATCCCGCCAGTCGGCTTACCGCACTGCTCGCACAGGTGTTCGCGCATCTCGGCGTCCAAGGCCTTCAGGCCGTCGAGCACGCCGAAGAACTTGCTTTCGTCCATCGGTACTCCTTTCTTGCCGTCCATGCTAGGGCGGCGAATGGAATTAGTGCGAAGGGCAGGAAGGACCCGACAGCGTGCGACAGGCCAAGCGCCACCCAACTCACCGGAACCAGCAACCAATCCGGGCCGCAGTCCATCAGGAACACGGTGTCGTAGTAGCTGAACATCGGAGCGCCAAGCGCCATAGCCGCTTTGCTCAGGGGATAGCTGGTCGTCAGCAAGCCGAGCAGGCCGAGCGCCGCACCCATGCAGGCCAGCGCCCATGTCGGCAGAGCCGTTGCATTCCAGACGCCCGCCCCCGGCCACTTGTAGGCGGTCGCCGCGCTGGACACCGCAAGGTATTCCGAGTAGACCGTTGGCCGCACAACCAGCGGGAGGATCAGGAGGGCAATGGAAATCAGCGTGGCCTTCACCAGTATCCAGCGTCCCTCGCTCGTCAGCATCCAGCGCACCACGAAGAAGGGGAGCGCCACGATTGCCAACTGGGGCTTGAGGGTGAACAGCGCCACAGCCACCGCGGCTCGCCATCCGCCCTTCCACAGCAGAGGGATGAGCAGGACGAAGAACAGCGAGACTTGCCCGCTGGCGATGACATGGAACACGGGGACGAAGAACAGCCAGAGAAGAGCACTGCGCCCCTTGAGGGCTACCAGCGCCATCACGTTCAGCCCGGTCACGGTCCACAGGACCACGCCCCACGGGAGCAGGGCAAGCACAGCGAACAGAAGGACCATTGCCGGAGGATAGGCGGCTCCGGGCAGGGCATAGGGGTTCTGCCCGGCGAGGAGCGCCAGACCACAGCGGTACATGATGTCCAAGTCGAACCCCGGCCCCGTGATGGGAGGGAGGTCAGACCAGTTCATCAGTCATCCCTCCCGGCTGGCCCCAAGTGGAAGGTGGTGTTGGCGGCGGGCATTCTCAGGCCTCCTCTTCCAGCTTGTCGAGAAGGCGCATGAGGCCGGTCTTGGCGCTGGCCGCGAGGTATTTTTCGCCGTGGTCAAGTCGAGCGCCGCCGTCCGCCGAGTTCTCCCAAGCCTCAAGTTTGATAATGACGGCTTCGAGCCTGCGGATCGCGGAGCGCGTGGGGGGCTTGCACTTATCAGTCATTTCGCCGGTCCTTTCTGCATGTGTCTTGCGCTTACATTCTCCACCCGGCCTCCTCCGGGCGCAATAGGACTTCGGTACTATGCCTACTTGGTCTTGCGCTTCGCCTTTACCCCGTTGTCTATCAGTTGTCCGCTCAAGACCGTCGCTCGTGTCGGCTTGCTGTGGAACTTCCGGGTCAGGTCAATCAGCGACCGCACGAACTCAGGCCCGTGGCCGAGCCGCTTGGTCAGGAAATGTGCAAGCTCGTGAAGGAGGTCCTCTTCCGCAACGCCGATGATGATGCCGGTCTTCGGATCGAGGGGGACCACGATCTTCCGCCTTCTGCGGTCAACGTAGACCTCTTGTTCGCTGGTAGACCTTGGCGTGTACGAGTCGAGCGTCATGTGCCAGTAGCCCGCGGGAACGCGGGAGCGCCACCAGCGAGAACGAGTGACGCGCTCGACGAAGGCCGACATCCCGGCCAGCGTCCAGAAAACCTGCCCCGGCGGGCAGGCGTCCTCAGCGTCGAACACTCTCTGTCTTTGGAAATCCCTTGCCATACCATCACCGCGTCACTGGTCGCTGTAGTTTTCCCGCATCCCCTTCATGGCGATGCGCTTCATCCGCTCGCTCATTTCTCCCATCGGCTCCTCCGAGGCGACCTGCTCCGGGCCGAACGGAAGCTCGCATGTCGGGTCATAGCAGTCGTTCCATCGCTGGCGGATAGGGTGCCATTGGTGATAGACCGCGTAGGGTAGGGTGACAATCTCCCGTCCGGCGTCCACCTCGACCTGCCGCAACCAGCATTCGTCGCTCCCTACTCCTTCGTTGGCGGGGAATGCCAGCTTGTCGAATCGCTCCCATCCGCTACGCGTGTTGCTGGTGAATAGGATGTGGGCCTTCCACGCGGGCGACTCGCTATTCACCCCCTTGAAGGTGTTGGGCCAGCCGGAGAAGCCCACATTGTCGTGGAAGATGCCGCACTCGGTCCCCTTCCAGTCCACTTGGTCGATCTTCGCTGATGTCTCCCGGTTCAGGCAATAGACAGTGGCGGTACACCGCTGGTCGCCTATCTGTGTGAGGAGCATGTCTTCGAGGGCGCGGGACGTGAAGATGAGGTCGCAGGAGCAGATAACAATGTAGTCGTGTTCGACGAGAGGCCACGCTTGGCGGACCGCCGTATTGATTGTGCGCCAGAGGGGGTTTCCCTCGCGGGACTCAATCAGTTGCTCGCCCGGTAGAAGCTCTAGGTCGCCGTTGCCGCCGTCGTTGATGACAATGAGTTGATCGGGCTTCCGAGTCTGCCTGCGCCAAGCGTCGAGGCATCGGACAACGTTCGCCCGATGGTAAAAGGCCGGGATGAGGACTGTCACCTTGCCGTTGTAGGGCATAGGCTCAGTCTATCCGCTGGCCGGGGGTTCCGCAAGCCCTTCTGCACCATGCGCAGGCCCCACAGGGCACCAATCCGGGGTAGTCGCTTCGGGCCAGATAGGGGATGGATGGCGGGGGCCAAGGGGATCGGCGTCCGGGTGGTGGCACAGGTACTCCCTGCCCCCGCAGAGGTGCAGGCGCTCGATGAAGTCCAGATGGCGGCAGAACAGGCAGGTAGCCTTGCCTTGGAAATAGGAGTGGCCGTTGTTCCCCGGCCTCTCCCGGAAGGTAGCCAGAACGCCTCTTTCGCTTCTCATGGGATTCCCCGGATTTCCCCGGATTTCCCCGGATTCTCCCGGACGCTCATCGGGTAAGCCCCTGAGCCAGCAAGTATGCGGCGAGGCACAGCCCGGCGAAGCACAGAGAGAACACGAAGCCCAGCGTCAGGCCCTCCGTCCTGCCCCGCTCGAAGCCCTTGCGCTCCTCCTTGCAGAGTTCGGCACTCAGGTCCACAGGCGGAGCCGGGGCGAGCTTCGGTCGCCGGGTTCGGTCGTCCCTCCCCAGCGCCAGCAACTCGACCTCCATCCCCGTCTGGTGGTCCTTCTCGGTGCCCACACACTTGACCCGGCCTTCGTCGATCAGTTCCTTGACCCGCGCCGTGATGGACGAGTGCATCATGTATTTCCCCAAGAGGCGGAACTCGGGCGAATCAAAGAACTTGAGGAGCC